AGTAAATGGAATTAAAGTAGCTGAAGTATATGTAACAAACGTATACTCAAAAGGATTAGAACACAATTTTGACATCCTTCACAGCCACACAGATGGAACTATTTTAAGCTATTCAGACAACGAATATTGGAATGAAAAGATACAAGGAGAGTATGCTGGAAGCGTAAATGACCAAGGCGACGCTGTCACCATAGAGATAGACGACATATCATTCTCGCTAGACTATGACCAAATGGAGCGCCTAACAGCTTTAATATTAGCATGTAGCGACTCTATTATAGAGATAAGAGAAAGCAAGGTAGTAGCTTCTTTAAATACTAATAAAAAATAAATTTGGTAATTCAAAACAGCCTACGTAATTTTGCTGTGCAAATCCGATAAGGTAGGTCAAGTACGTTATCGGGTATGTTTCAAGAACTAACCCTTCTTCAGATATGCCCATCAACTTGACCTTGGTGGGCTTTTTGTTTCCACCCCCTATCGGTTAGGTTTTAACACGTTTTACCCTACGTATATACAACGATATACGAAATGAAAGTTTGCTGTTCTATGTGCTTAACGTCTAGGTTTTCGGGAGCATACGATTGCCGACCTTTTTCTAGATGGAGATGATATGTATTGGTAAAAGTGGTAGCAATGTCTTACGGGTTGACAACTGCCGACAAGGAAATTTAAGTATTAAAACCAATATACCCCTAGGATATGGGGCGCACAGTAGGGCTTTGAAGCTACAAGTTGGTCGTAAAGTAGCGGAATATTCACAGGGTACTTTTCCTTGGATATAGAACCCGATATAGGGGTACATCATTAAATCAAATAACATGAAACAATACGCAATAAACACACTAGCATTCCTAAAATTCTTCCTTATCAGCGTGCCACTAGCAACTATGCTATACATAGGACTATCGTTAATATCTTTCTTAAAAAATATACGTAAATAATTTGGATGTTATAAAGCATCTTTGTAGATTTGCAAACAATAAAAATAAATAACACATGAGTATCGTAAAAATCCAAGAGGAGCTAAAGGCTCCCAAGAACCAACGCAATAGCTTTGGTAACTATAACTACCGCAGTGCGGAAGACATTATAGAGGCTGTTAAGCCAATCGCACACAAGTATGGTTTCTACCTTAATATTACAGATGAGGTAATAGAAGTAGGTGGTCGTATCTATGTAAAGGCTACAGCTACACTTATATCTGATGACAAGAAGACTCTTGTAGGCTCTACGGGATGGGCTAGAGAAGAAGAAACAAAGAAGGGTATGGATGGCGCACAGATTACAGGTGCTGCTTCATCTTATGCACGTAAGTACGCATTGAATGGCCTATTAGCTATTGATGATACAAAGGATGCAGATGCAACTAATACGCATGATAAAGAGACTCCTGCTGTAACAGTAAATAGAGTATCAGCTCAGCATGTAACACCACAGCCTCAACAAGTAGCTGCAGTTCCAAAGACTGAAGATAATAAGCCATGGTTGAATAAGAATAATCCTAAGTGGTCTCTTATCGTACAAGGATTCAAGGCAGGCAGTATCAACATAGGTGGCCTACGTAATGAGTTCAAGGTATCTAAGGCATTAGAAGCTGAATTATTATCATTAAGTAATTAATCATGACGAGAGAAGAAGCAGAAAAAGAGCTGGATATTATTATTCAGTCTCTTACTAAGGCGATAGAGAAGGGCGATAATCTACATCTAGGTATAGTATTAGGTCAGTCTTTAGGTGAGCTAAAGATAATCAAACAGAGTCTCGTATTTAAAAAATAACCAATGAAATATTCTGGAAGCTTTGACTACGACCTTGAGTTCGGTGAATCTGCGGAGGATTGGGTTTCATCCATATTCACAAGCGGAAGTAAGATTGAAGTTAAGTACGATAGGATAGCTCATGATACGGGTAGGATTTTTATAGAATACGAATCAAGAGGTAAGCCTAGTGGCATAGCTACAACGTCTGCTGACTACTGGATATATAAATTAGAATACACTGGTAGCGCTCTCATACTTGAAATAAAATTCCTTAAAGAAAAACTTAGGGAATACTACAAGGAAAGGAGATACCTTAAAATGGGTGGAGATGAGAATACCTCAAAAGGATTTTTAGTACCAATAACAGAAATAATGAAACCATGATAACAATTGAACAACTACAAGAGCGACCTCTTAGCTACAGCTCTCTAAAAGAATTTGCTAAATCCCCTAGACATTACCTAGACTATCTAAACAGAAAAAAAGAAACAACTGCTGCCATGTTATTTGGTAGTATGGTTCACTGTTTATTGTTAGAACCTTCAAAGTTCAACAATCAATTTGCTGTTATGGGTACAATAGATAAGAGAACAACTGCAGGCAAAGAAGCATACGCTAAGTTTGTAGAAGAGTCTGTTGGTAAAGATGTAGTAATGGAGAATGACTATAACGAAGCGATGGCATTAGCTGATAATGTATTATCTAATCCTAAATTAGCTTCATGGATACATAACTGTCATCAATACGAGCAAGAGTTTCGCCACGAAGTTAGAGGACTACCTATACGTGGATTCTTTGATGGTGTAGCTGAAGACTATATCCTAGAAGTAAAGACGACTATGGATGCATCCCCTGAAAATTTAATGCGTGATTTTTATAACAGACAATATCACATGCAGGCTGGAATATATAATATAGTTTCAGACAAGCCTATAAAGTATTTAATTATAGAAACTAAAAGTCCATACGATGCATATATAGCCGACGCTACAGATAACTATTTGAAGAAAGGGCATGAGCTGTTTTCAGATACTATAGTTAGGTTTCAAAAGTGCATGGAGAACAATGAGTGGTACAAAGGATATGAGTTCAATAATCCACATATTAAGATAGACTTACCATCATGGGTTAAATAATTTTGGTAGTTTCGCAAAAGATTGTATATTCGCAATATCATTTATTGTGTTAATAGCAAAGGAGGGATAATTTCGGGAGATTTTCGTCCCTCCAAATTTATAAAATATGGGAAGATTTGATACGCTCAAAATAAATACTAGGTTTCTGCCTATCAATGATGCGCAGGAGTTAGAAGACTTGTCTGACCTAGAATTCCAAACAAAGGATTTAGAAAGAGAATTTTTAGAATATGAAGTTGGAGAAGATGGCTATTTATATTATGAAGACTACGAATATGAAATGACCCCAACAGATAATCCAGAAAAACTTTTCAGCATTGAATTAAAAAAAATTAACCAAAAAATAAAAAAGAGCTACCATACGGGTGATGTAGAATTTTACGGGAAACCTTGGGAACACATGTACACATTTAAAGCACAATTCCAAGATGGTAAATTAGTAAGAGTAGACCTTATAACCAAAGAATAGCCATTGAAACCATATGACCACAAAGACAAAAGGAATAACCAAAGCAAAACTAACCAAACATTACCCAAAGATTGCGAAGATTGTAGACAGTATATGTGAAGACTATAAGTCTGACAATTATTGGTTCTACGTAAACTACAGCGGTAAGTATAAAGATAAACAAGGCAACCCTAGAACAGTTTCTATGGGAGCTATATTAGAATTAATTACCAGCTATGGCTACGATGTAGAAATTATAGCTAAGAAGAAATAGTTTAACGCGACATAGGTAACCCCCACCCCCGCTATGTTTCTACATTGGCGGGTTATTTTTAAATTTTTAACCAATAAATAATATAACATGCAACAAGAAACACCAAAGAGAACGTCGTATGGCGCTTGGAAAAAGCAAACCCCAAGAGGGGAAGTAATTAACTTCACATTAAATGGACAGAGGTATAACATGTGGTTTAACTCAAAGAAAACTCAAGAGAAGCAACCAGATTATAATATCTATGAAGATAACTACGTAAGCCCTAGCCAAGTAGTGCAAACGCAAGATGTACAAGCTCAAGTTGTACAATCACAACCTGTGAAACAGCCTCAGTCTGGATTCGTTCCAGAAAGCAACGGATTAAATTTCTAGTTTTTCTTTTTTAATTTTAATTTTCCCCTGTGAGTGTAATAACTTGCAGGGGTTTTTTGCCCTATGAAATACGCAGTAACGATATTTGACAATATTAGGAATGTAACAAATCCTATAGAGAAAGACCTGAGAGAAGTATTAATGGCCATTAGAGATGGTGCATATAAGGAGCAAGTAGAAGCTATACGAAATTGTAAAGAAGACCACAAGATACCATCACTAAAACAAAATCTTCCATGTGTTTTATACGCTGGATTATTTAATAAGGGTATAGAAAAGATTAATGAACGAGGCGAGAAGACAATCTCTTTTAGAGATGATAAATCCCTTACACTTCATAGCGGATTTGTACCTATTGATATGGATGGTATCAGTGATATAGAGGCAAAGAAGGAGGAGTTAAAAAAGAATCCGTACATATTTGCACTATGGACATCTGCAAGTGGCAAGGGTATTCATGGTATTATTAAAATAGGTGATACCAATAAGCATGCAGAACATTATAAGGCTATATTAGATATGATTCAAGGGCTTGACCCAACAGCAAGAAACCCTTCAAGGGTGCTGTTTATGTCATACGACCCTAATATCTATATTAATAGCTCAGCTAGTATATTCTATAATATTTTAAAAGAAGAAGAGACAGCCCCTGCAAACATAAAATTCGGTGATGGATACACAGACTATAAAAAGATTGATGTAGCATCTAGAATGATTAGGCTAGCGCCAGACGGAGAGAAGCATCACATCTTATTGAAAGCTGCTCATCTTATGGGAGGGTATGTTGCTACAAAGCATATAGAATATAATATAGCTAAGGGCATCCTAGAGCATGAAATATCTAAGAAGGATGTAGATAACATGGAGCTTGCTAAGAAGACTATTGAAGATGGACTTCGCCATGGCATGACTATGCCTATATCTGAACTAGAAACTTCATTTAGGGAGGCCACTAGAGAGATTGGTGTAATGGAGGAGGACTTATCTTTCCTTGCATCTAATACAAGAGACGATGATTTCATATATAAATTCAGGGCTGGATTGATACCTATGGGTCTACCATTTGGATATACCGAGCTAGACGAGCATTTAAGGCTCAAGGAGGGCGAATTTTACGCTTCCCTAGCACATAGTCACATTGGTAAGACAACGGTCAATTTATGGCTTATATTCCTATCTGCGATTCATTACGATTGGAATTGGATGATGTATATGGGAGAGAATCAATCTGCGTCTATTAAGATGAAGCTTATGGAATTCTTTATAGGCAAGAAGATTATACAGATGAATGACCACGAGCATAACGTAGCGCTTAAGTTTGTTGATGAGCATTTCTTTATTCTGTCTACGGATAATATGTATACATACGGTGAGATACTTGAGCATGCTAAAGTGCTTATGCAATACAAGTCTCTTAAAGGTGTATTCATTGACCCGTACAATAGTTTAAAGATGGAGCTAACAGCTGCTAAGAATAAGTATATATACGACTATGAGGCATATAGCGAGATGCTAAACTTCACTAAAAAGTATAACACAACTATATTCTTATCTGTTCACACTACAACAGCTTCTCAAAGAGAAAGAGACAGCGAGGGTAATCAGAAGATGCCACACGCTGCTGATACAGAGGGAGGCGCTGCATTGTATAATAGAGTAGATTATTTTATAACACTGCATAGAAAGATTAAGTCTCAAGACGAGTGGATGTATACGCAAGTATCTATTGATAAGGTACGTAACGGGGAGACTGGAGGCAAGCCCACTAGGACTGGAAACCCTGTAATGATTAAGATGAACAGAGGTCTTGAGTTCACGGATATCAATGGAGCATTGCCTTTTGATAGAGAAAAGTTATTAATAAAGTATAAATGTAGATTTTAGATGGCGAGCAATTATGTATTTATAGATGACCAAAGAATACCTATACTTGCGTATGACGTTAGTATAGCTGATTTAGAATTAAGAAAGAGTAAGGTTATAGAGTTTAAAACATTGAAGATTGCCGAGCAGAAGCTTGGTGTCGGTCAGAATGTTTTGAAGTTAGCTATCAAGAAAAAGGGCAGGGTTTTTTCTACCTTATATCAAAAAGAGTTTGCAATTAGATTTAAACCAAGTAAAAAAAATAAAAATGAAACCAATTAACGTAACATTTAATGTAGGCTCTAATGAAGAGCGTCAGTTTGAAGAGTGTAAAGTCATGTATGACAAGTTCCAGAAGTTTGTATCAAAACAGATTGACTGTTCTAACCCACAAGAAATTATAGCTCACCTAACAGAGATATCATCCATACTTGGGATGGGGGCTGTTTGTAAGGCTACCCTTGAATACCTAACAGATAAGCTAGCTGTAAAGGCTATGATGAATATAAAGGACGAGGAGGGTAGTGCAAACGAGCGCAAGGTGATGCTGTCTTTTGCTATTGGAGATTGTTCTTTTTACAATAATGTAATGGAGCTGTTAATCAAAGAGGCTCATTATAAAATAGAAATATTAAGAACTTCTTTGTCATATTGCAAAAGTGAGTTAGCTTTGTCTTAATGAAGCAAATAAAAAAGGTTCACAAGCATGGCAAAAAGTTTGATTCTAAACTAGAGTTATACTTCTATGAGCTTCTTCGTAGTAGCAATATACCATTTGACTTTCAAGTATGCTATGAAATGGTTCCATCGTTTAAGTATAGTGGGAAAACTGTTAGACCAATGACGCTTACTGTTGACTTTGATTTTACAGGGTATGGTAAGAATGTTATTGTAGACACAAAAGGGTTCTGGAGAAATGATAATAAACTTAAATGGAAGTTCTTTCAGTGGGGCATGAGTGACGTACAGCCAAAATTATTTTTTCCAAAATCGCAAAAAGAATGCCTAGAAGTTTTGGAATTGATAAAAAAGTTGTAGTTTAGCAAAACCAATTACTAACCCATCTATACACATGAGCAAAAAAGAATTTAGACCAAGACTCACTCCAGACGAAATGGTCATCCTACAAGACATACGTAGCAAGCATTCCGCATTAGAAAAAGAATGTAAAGAACAAGGTCTTCCAGTAGAAGATGTAAAACATTACTGGTTCAAAGGAGAACACTTCTCTATCAACTTAAAAGGGCAAAGCCAAAAGTCTTACGATGATATCAAAGATGATATTATTGCAGAAATGAAAGCACATGCGCCTAAGTATGATAAGCTTAAGAGAGATAAAGAGAATCTAAAAATAGACAGTCATTTGTTGATTATTGACCCTGCAGATGTGCATATAGGCAAGTTAGCTGTAGCTTCTGAGACAGGCGACGATTACAATAGTATTGTTGCTGTTAGACGTGTGATGGAAGGGGTCTATGGTATTGTAGAAAAGGCTTCTGCCTTCAAGACTGATAGAATATTATATATCATTGGTAATGACATTTTACATATAGATACCCCTAAAAGACAGACTACAAGTGGCACTCCACAGGATACTGATGGCATGTGGTATGATAACTTTTTGATTGCTAGAAAGTTACATGTTGAAATGATAGAAGTATTAAGAGAGATTGCTGACGTACACGTTCAGTATGACCCATCTAATCACGACTATACTAATGGATTCTTTTTAGCAGATAGCATTCAGTCTTGGTTTCACAATGACCAACACGTAAGCTTTAACTGTTCTCCTGCGCATAGAAAGTATTTTCACTACCATAATAACCTTATAGGTACTACGCATGGAGATGGAGCTAAAGAGAATGATTTACCATTGTTAATGGCACACGAAGCAAAGCAAGAGTGGAGTATATCAGACCATAAATACTTCTACACACACCATATTCACCACAAACGTTCTAAAGATATTATGGGCGTAACCATTGAATCACTAAGAAGTCCTAGCGGAGCAGATAGTTGGCATCACCGAAATGGTTATGTCCATTCACCAAAAGCAATAGAAGGCTTCTTACACCATAAAATACATGGACAGATAGCTAGATTTACGCATCTGTTTTAAAGATATTCCACCTCAAGTAAATTAAAATTTAAATATTAATAACCAATATAGTAATTAGGGGAAGCTTGGGGTGGATTTTTTAATTTGCGTATATGTAAGATAATAAGAATGGGTCGTTTATATCAGTAGTTACACCATTATCATAAGATAAGAAGTCATCTAGATAACCTTCTTCTAATTCTTTTATAATATCTTTACTTGAGCATAAATAAAGTCTTTTAAACTCTATATCATCAGCATGCTTGTCTATTTGATGGACGGCTATAATCATAAAATAAATTGTATCATGAAGGTAATAAAAACAACTGAATCTGCTCAAGATAGATTACACATAGCAGACTTAATAAAGGAAAGAGATAAGTATCAAGTTATAGTGAATATACTTAATGATAAGATAAGGGAATTGGTATACAAATACGATAATGCTAAGATTGATTACAGCAAAAAAGACTAGCGTCTTATTTTGATTTTTTTAACTCCTTGAGTTTGAGGTAGATATTAATACATAAATATGTAATAGATAACCCAGAGATTATTAAGGTTAGAATCATATTTATATTAGATAGATTGAATATTGTCATTAAGTTTAAGGCAACAGCACCTACTGTGCTTGATACTCCTACTTCGTCTGAAATTTTAAAATGTTCCATCTATTGTATTAATTATTGTGCAAATATATAAATTATTTCTTACTAGATTTACCATTCCTTCCATTGCGTGCTCTGTTTGACGATTGACTTTCTAGTGACATTTTGCCATCTTTTTTATGACTCATATCTTTACCATCACCATTGCCATATGTTCCAGCCTTTCTGTTAGCTTGATTTAATTCAGCTCTATACTTCTTCTGCTTATCAGTAGAGGCATACTTCTTATCATATGCTCTTTTACGAGCAATAGAACTAGGACTCCATCCTAACTTAAGATAACTTGGGTGTTTACCCGCTAATTTATTCTTAGGCATTCTTTACAATGTTTTTAAGGTCATCCAAAGATACTGATTGTATTGCTATACTCGCAGGCTGTGGTGCTTCGTTATTTGCCATGTATTATTTTTTTTACGTCTGGACAATCTGATTCAGATACTTGTTCAACTATACTTATGTATCTACCTTTCTCAAATATTTCTATATCTAACTCGCTTTTAAGAGAATCTATTAAAACAGCATCTGTTTTTTTTATATCATTTAATCTAGCTATTTCTCTTGAGCTTACTATAATTATAAACACAAGGCATGTAAATATAAATGCAACAAGCATTGAAACAGCATTCTTCTCCATTAGGATAACAGTTGATGATATTCTTTAAAGTGTTTTATCCTGTCAGCTAATCCAATAGTTCCACCATTTACTTTCTTAGTAACCTTTGTTACAACCTCGTCTGTTGCTCCTTGGTCAGCAACTGCATTCAATCCAGTCTTAGACCAAAACCATGCAGCAGATAAAAGTGGGTACTTTGTAGCTACTAAATCAGGATTTGCTTCAATGTTATCTTCAACAGTCTTATCAAATGCTTGGTAGTTAGTCTTACCAGTTAATTGAATATAACCTCTACCACGAAACTTAAATCCATCTCCACTAGCTTGATTGCCATTACCCATTCTGTTTGCATATACAATGTTAGCAATCTTCTCAGGCTTACGCTGATACTCAGCAGCACTCTCAGGAGTGAAATACTTTTTAAATATACCTACAAGACCTTTAGCACTATAGTTTAAGTTTTCTGTAGTAACTCTAAATCCTCCACTCTCGTGTCCTGTTTGAGCTAAAAAATGTGCTAAACGTATTGGTGTATTAACACCAAACTTTTGAGACACTTCAGGAATCTGCTTGATAACAGAATCAGGTATATGCCCCTTCAATTTATCTAAATTCATTTTACTTTTCCTTTATATTTTTATTACCAAATACAGCTTCTACGCCAGTGATACCACACATAGTTAGTGCTGTATACATAAGGCCGTTAAATACGATAGGTTCAATAACAAATGCAATACCCATTGCACCTGTAACTACATCTGTGATAGCATAGATAGCCATTAACAGAAACGATACAAACCCTAATACAGCCTTTTGATTTACGTCAGACTTATCGCTGAACATTCTAAGTAAAAATTCTTTCATGTTTATTTTATTTTCCAGTAAATAGATGCGTTAACAAATGGTGTCTTATTGATGTCAACACCAGCTCCTATGTTATATAACTTATCACATTTGGTATTCAATAGTAAGTTAACCTGTATGTTGTTTACAAAGTTAACCTTGTCAAATGAAGCTCCTACACCCCAAAAAATCTTAGTCTTAGGTAGCTCCTTTACAATTGTAGTCTCTTTGATTGTTCTTTGCTTTACATTAGCTGTAAACATTCTAGACTCAATAGTATTCTTACTAATAGTATCCAATAATATAACATATCCTAAACTATCTGGTAGACGTAGGGTATCCTTGTATACGTTCTTAGCAAAATACATTTTAATAATTTCTAATGTGTCTACATTCATTGGAACTTGTACGAAGATTGTCGTATCGTGGTAGATATCTTTACCTTGCTTAGTAATGACTTTGGTCTTAATAATGTCAACAGTGTCTATCTCATGCTTTATAACCTCATAAGGTTTGCCTGCAACATATTTTATCTTAGGTGAGAATGGGTTCTTTACTCCTGTCATCTTTGAGAACACAAGCAAGACAACTATCACCAAAACTGCTATTTGTAATATCTTTTTCATATGGCAAATTTAAAGATTAAATTTCGTACCTACTAATAGGCCTATCATGTTGGTTGGGTACATGTATTTTACGTTAGTGCTTAGTCTAAAACGCTTAGATATGGCTATATCAAATGATGACCCTATAATATAGGTCATTTGGCTAGTAGCCGCAAAGTCCTTTGACTTACTAGAGTAAGATAAAGGGTTAGACATTATAAATAACTCAGGGGTAATGCCTAGTCTTTTGCTGTAAGTAATAGGCTTCATACCAAACAGCACTATAGAAGATGCCCAAAACTGCTGTTTTGCACTCTCAAATGGAATAGATGTATTGATAAGGCTTAAGGCATAACCATAGACATATGACTTATGCGTCATTACATATGAATTTCCTATAATATGTAGTAAATCTCCTGCATTATAAGCTAGCGTATATGACATTGTAGAAATACCACATAATTTACCATTCTGTATGTTCATTTTAGAATACCTCGTAGATAGGGCAAATTGCCTTAAATTTGAGAAGATTGTAAGTGTTGAGCCATAAGATACGTCTCCTGCCATAGATGCCCTAGAAACGCCTAAATTTGCCATTAAATTGAACTCACCTTGAATCTGTTGAACCGCACTCATATCAGACGAAAAAATCAATGGCGTTTGGCCTGCTTTTGCGGAAGACTTTTTCTTTTCTTCCTTCTTTTCTTCTTTTTTCTCTTCCTTTTTCTCCTCGGATTTTTCTTCACTCTTGCTTTCAGATTTGCTTTCAGAAGATTCAGAACTGCTTTCGCTAGAAGATGAGCTACTTTCGCTACTTGATGATGATTCACTAGAGCTATTCTGACTACTTGACGAGCTAGATGAAGATGATGCTGCTGGTGCAGGTGCTGGAGCAGGTGGAGGTGCTGCACTTGCTGCCGCAGATGATGCTGCTGATGATGCCGCTGAACTTGCTGCACTTGAAGCTGCCGCACTAGCTGTAGAGGCAATTGTATTAGCTACTGTCTGCTGTGTTAATTGCTGTGCTAATTGAGCAACAGGGCATGGCGCTGAATACTCTGCATATACTTGATTTACCCACTGCATTAAAGCCCCTGACTTTACATCATTAGCTGTTATATATTTAGACTTACCCATAAAGGTAAGCGTAGTGCCTTGTAGTGGAACTATAAATACAGTTACATTCTTACTGCATGGGTCTACGAATGTACTCGTAAGTATCTGAGAGTATGAAAATAAAGGTAGTAATACTACTACCAATAGAGATAAAATAAATTTATTTAGGGAATACATTCTTTTTAACCATTCTTGATAGGATGCGAGCACACGCAATATCTAGTGCTTTCTTTGTGGCTGTTCCTATGGTTGATTGGTTAAACTTAACTTCTGACAAATTTTCGTCATTAAGTAAGCTTGCTTCACGTGTAGTCTTTGCTTCTCCAAGACCAGACGCTGCTATAATTTCTCCTGTCTCTGCATTCGTAAATCGTACTTGTAATCCTATTCTTGTTACAACAGTTTCCTTGATACCATCCTTTACTCTAATCTCCTCATCTTCTGAAATAGAATAGTCGTAGCATTCAATCTCTACAAAGTAATGGGCTAGTCTAATCTTTCCTCGTCCATCCAGCTTATCTTGAGAAATTCCTGCTTGCGAGGCTTGGAATTGCTTGACCATACGGTTTTTAATTTCCGTCTTGTCTTCTGTAAAGGTAAAACGATTGAGATTTTCAAGGTACTCAAGGGTGATGTTTGCAACACCCAAACCGACACGCTTTTCTTTAAGCTCTGGATACTGTTCATACATTTCATCTGATATTCCGCATTTTAAGATTTGAATTGGTATAGTCGGGCCATCATAATCCATGTATTGACTGATGTCAATCTTAGTCTCAAAGCTAGCCTTATAGTTTTCTGTCTTAGTTGTAGCCACCTGAGCCACCGCTGTAACAGAAAAAAATAATAGCATAACTGGCAATATATTTCTCATTTTGCTGTTTTTTGTCCTTTTTATAACCACTTATTGCCCAAATGCGCAATATATTTCCAATTTTAATGATTTATTTATCTTTTAGTAAACCACAATTCTGGCACTCTAATTCTCCGTCTCCGTCAGAATCTCCCCAAACATGCTCACATTGTCTGTGCGCTTGATATTCAAATTCTAACTTCTCCATCTCTTGCTCATGCTCTTGTTGGTCTCTCTTTAATTCAAAGTTTTGTCTGTTCTCTGTAACAGCTAAATCTCTAGCAGCTTCAGCACCTTTGATAAACGCATCAGGAATAATCGGTGTTGGAACTTTGTTTGTTTCCTTCATGTCGTTAGTATGAGATAGCGTTACACCATCTTCTTCATCCATTTTTTGTACCAACATCTTATCCTTGTCTGCATCAGAATAGTAGTAGTCTATAATCTTACCATAGCTACCTATAAATGCACCTAGTAATAATAATAACAGCTCCTTCCACTCAGCACCCATTGCTGTACCTGTAGCGATTGCTGCAAATATTCCTAATAAGATTAATACAAATAGTCCTAATACGATGGCTGTTACATACCATCTTTTCTCCATTAAACTAGTTAAAAGGTCTTTAAAACCTGATTGCTGTTGAGGCTTGTCCATACGTTATAAATTGTTTCTTGATTACTATTGATTAATTGAGCTGTCTTCTTGCCTGAACGTATACTACGTTTTGCTCTAGGCTTTTTTGCTTTATTTGCCATTACCAAGCTGCTGGTTTTTCTTTGAACTCATCCGCTTCTTTTTTAGGCTTAGCTGGTTGAGGTTTTGCTGCTACTTCTTTTTCTTTGATAATAACAGTTTTACTACCACCTGCTGCTTGTTGTTGCGTTTGGTTGTTTTGTATATTAATTACTGGAGCTGCTTGTTGAACAGGTGCTTCTTTTTCATCGCCTCCTGTTAACTTAGTAGTTATCCATCCACCTACACCTAAAGTAATTGTGCTAACGAATCCTATGATTACATTTTTCATAGAACTACCAGTTGATTGTTCTTGTTCTTCTGACATATTATATTATTTTATAATTATTGGGGTTCTAGTTTCCTGACCATTTATATTCATCAAAATTAAGTCATAAGTACCACTCTGCAAACCAGACAGATTCTCTTCCTTAATTAAAAAGCCATCTACAGAAGATAGCCCATAAGATTTATAGACTTTGCCTGACATATCCTTAATTGTTACATTGTACTTTGCAGAAGGCTGTAAGTTAAAACTCATAGTAATAGGGCCAGTTGTTGGCGTTGGAGCTACATTTACATACCCTTGCTTGTCAGGCTTTGCAGCTTGTGGAGCAGGATAATATTCTATTTTCTTACAAGCCAAAATAGATGTTAGTGCGAATAATAATGTTACTTTTCTCATTTAAAATTATTTATACCGATTAGACGAATTAATGCTGTGTTTAGGCTTATTCCTATTTGGTTTCCTTTATTGTCAGATGCATCCATATTATCTGTTACACCTACATAAGTATTTATATCAGTGCCTGCAGACTTAGCCTTAAATATAACCGTAAACGGTACAATAGTTCCTTTTATTGGCTCTTTTAATGTCTTGTCTATACCACCAAACTTAACATAGCCATCACCATTCGTAAAGAAGTTAAGCCAAGATGGATTGGTATTAGCCTTAATTTCTTGCAACTGAAGTTTAGTTGCATCATAGGTAAACTCAAACTGTAGACCGCATACAGATAATTCATTGGTATTTACAGATATAGGTATAGATATATTATCTGATTCAACTACTGCGTTAGCTAAACTAACAGCGATGGCTTTCTTTTGTATTGGTGTATTCACTAGTGAAAATGATTGAATTGTTCCGTCCCTAGCTACAACTTGTGAGCTATGGCTTCTGTTGATATCTCCTGCTATAAGGTAGTTTAATTCTAAGGCCTGATTGGCATTAGTAGTACGAAAATACACAAACTCTTGCGGAGTTAAAGTATCCTTGCTAAACTCATCCCTCTTATAAGTATACACCTTTGGGTCTATGTTATTGGTAGCAGCAACTTGTGCAAGTACAAGGTAAGGGTCTGCAGCATCAAATGAGCCATTATAGTTCACATCAGCAGCCAACCAAGCAGCACCTGACTTTAAATTAGTCTTATTAAAAGTGCCATCTAAATTAACAGAACCAAACTCATTTAACGCAGCTGTCGCATCTGATACCGTAACAGCTGATTTAGTCGCATTTAAGAGGCTATCTATGATAACTGATACTTTATATGTCCTATTGGCTAAAAGCTCCGTAGAAGCCTTAAAAACGCCATTTACATCAGGAGTAAGCGTAACAGAATTTGTTGAGGCCGAGTCGGTAAACTTAATGCGAGTCTGAACAGCATTATTTTTATATATATTACCAGTAAGAAGAGTATTTGCATTAGCATCTAAAGTTATAAATGTGCTCTTAGGAAGAGGCATATAAGTATCAATATAAGTACCATCCGATTTCCAGCCCGACACGAAGTTCATATACAAACTATCATAAGCTGTACCTGCAGCCACATTATTTACCTTAAGACGTATCTTGATGTATTTCCCATCACGTAGATTGCTATTTGAAGTAACTGTAGTGTAGATTCTCTGGATAGCATTATTGCCATTTGGTGAATATACATAGTTAGCATAATTGTAATTCTGTGAACCATTTTGTGTTGTGTTTTGAGCTGTTCTAATATATGTAAATCCTGGATGGAAGCTGTTCTGAATGCTCATTGTAGCACCTGTAGGCATAGCACTGCTATCGCCACTAAAATTAGTTACGCTTAATATAGTATATGTTCTATAGTTATACTGAAAGTCAAAATATAGCGTTCTAGTAGAAGATGATTTCTCCTTATACATAACCACCATATCAACAGTATCCCCTTTAAGGATACTCGTATCTTTTATATTTCTAGTAATATTAGACTTCTCTAGGTAGATTTCAGGAATTTGAGCTGTTACATTTATACATAAAAACGTAACAAGACTAAGGATTAATTTTTTGAATAAGTTCATAGCATGCTTTTTTAATTGCTGTGCTAAGGTTCTGTTGGTTAAACTTACCGTCTGTGCCGACAAGTATCGTTGAAGTTGACACCTCGGATGCGCTACCTTCTACCAAGATTGGCTTGGACTTTTTACCATCCTTATCCATATAACCCTTGATTCTAATAACGACATCGGTGTTGTCTTTATGGAATACTGATAGGTTGCTTTTAGTCTTCAGTACATCCATATAAATCAACTCCGCAAAGATAATGTTTTTGGATGATGGGTTCAAAGCGTATCCTTTCTCTTGTAATAACTCTTCTATAATATTCTTTACACCAAACTCTATTTTTCTATTGCCTGCTAAATCGCCTAGCTTAATGCTGTTCTGAACAGATATAGATACGTCTTGGGCTGTAACACTTGATACAAATAGCAAAGCCCCCATTAGGAGGCCAAGCTTATATTTACTTACACAATGAGAACTAATTTTCATCTACCAAAGGTACGATAGTAGCTTCAATTTTTTCTTTACCTAATACCTTCTCAAGTAATACTGGGAAGTAGTCGTCTGTTTCAATATTGAATAACTCAGCTACATCTAACTTAGGTACTTCAATATTCTTCTCAATATTTTCTAATTCTTGAATTTTCTTGATTAACTCTTCTTGATTCTCAGGAGCAACAACGTAAGATTCACCTTCTTGCTTACCTAATTCCTTAAAGATTTCTAATCTAGCTTCTTCGTAAGACTTAACTTCTTCAGCTACAGCCTTATTCAATTCATTGTTTAATAAATACTTAGCACGGATACTTAACTTGTGAGATAGTACACCCTTGCTTCTTTCGCCTGTTTCTCTGTTTAATAATCGTCCGTTTAATTCTTCAAATAAAACTACGATTTCTCCTAATGTTAACTTCATATTATTGGTTTGGTGTTAAAAATTTTTCATCTACTTCAGCCCATTTGCCTGCTGGACAAGCTCCTTTTACTGGAGAGAATACCTTTGCCTTCAAAGCACAACCGCATAGTCCACAATGGATAAGAGGCTCTGTCTTCTTGTGTTCGCATCCGTTACAAATCTGTATTCTTTCTGTAGCTAGTTCTGCTTGCTCATCTGTAGGGTTAAACATTATACCCCATGCAGAGAATATCTCTTTTACTTTTGCCATAGCCTTAAAGGCATCACTTAAATTCATGTGGTTTACTTTGTGGTTAGGCAAATATAAGAAATATTAGCAATCAACTACGTTCTCAGCACCGAATAATGTAACTAATTTTTCCTTAAGCTTACCATAAGCAAAAGCAAATATTGTGCCATCTTCTAAAGCACTTAAATCAGGAACTGTTTTTGTATATTCTTCTTCCACGTCTTGCATTTCCCAAGTAGAGCTTGCAGGAGTTATAACCTCTCCCTCTGAATCTAAAACAGCGTCTGTTACTACTTCTACATTTCTTTGTACTGTTCTTGTAGCCTCTACTTCTTTAGTCATAGCAACCCATAGGTTATCACCTATTTGTTGATTACGAGCTTGTCCACCACTTAGTGGCATAGGGGACATACCGTTGTTAGTTACTGAGTCAGCCTGAGATTGGAATAATTCAATTCTAAAGCTAGCGCTACCGTACTTAGATACTTGATAGTCTGCGATTCTTACGTAAGCCTCAGATGTGATACCTTTATCTGTACCAATCTGTGTTGTGATTTTTAAAGCCATTATTTATTGTTTTTAGTTGTTATGATTGAGGTGGCTCATCTTTAGTTAAAAAAGGAGCATTTGTGTATACAAAATTATCTGATTTCTTTTTAAAGGCAAGCATTCCATCTAGTCTGCTATTAATAAAGTCTTGATTTAATAAAGACTCTAGCCATCCAGAAACTATCTCTGTTGTAAGTTCATTGATTGGAGAAAAGTTAGCTGGGTTAGGAGGAGGTAATTTAGCTTCACCTACAAAGTCTGCCTCATATTTTTTACCATCAACTTCTTCCACCACTCTTTTAATATAGTGTACTTTATATACAATATTCTCCATCCCATCTTTGTTAGGCATGATTGCAGAATCAATAATCCTCCATGTGTATGTTTTGCTCATATTATGCGTTTAATAGTTGGTTAAGTTTAGTCTCTAATAACTCTATTCTTGCATTAGCATCTATTAGTTTTTGATTTAACTCTTTAGTGCTCTCTACAAATAGTCCGCTAAGTTCGCTATAATTTACACTGTATGTATCAGTCTCTTCGTGATAATTAACAACTTCTGGGCAAACTGCAGCAGTTTCTTGAGCTATAAGACCTATATGCTTTTTATTTTCTGTATCTATAATCCAGTTGTAGTATACACCTCTTAATTGTAATACTTTATCCAATGCGCTATCTACAGTAATTATATTTTCTTTAAGTCTACCATCAGATATGTTAGAGAATGTGTATGCCCAAGATGTAGCATCACACCATGAATCATTTGTAATTCTATGCTTACCATTAGTACAAGCTCTTACCCAGTCGTATGTTTCAGAGCCAGTTATACCTGTGCAATCATTACCACCAAAATAATATAATTCCCACTTACCTCTATCTTGCATATAGATACCTCCGTTACCACTATTCCACATAAAAAATGAACGATAGCCTGCATTATCATATGCACCATAACCAGAATAACCATTTTGACCAGTTCCATAAGTATGTACATTACCATATGAACCATATGAATCAGCAGATGTTAATCCTCTTCCACCTCCACCAAAATAAGCATGATTTGTATTTAATGTTCCTATTGCAATATCTCCATTACCATCTCTTAATACGATATTATTACCTGCGTTTCCTGAAGTAGCATTTATAGTCGCTGAGTTTGCTTGACCTGATATAGAGCCTGCTGAATTAGCATAACCGTGAAAATGACCAGATGTAAATCTAGCTACCCATCCTACAGCTTGTCTATGAAATCCAAATTCTCCTTCATTCATCATCAAAGTGATTCCAGTTCCACCACCAAAATGCAAACCTCTCCATCCATTCTTTTCACCAAGTATTTGTGCAGAACCATAGCTACCATCATTGTTTGGATAAAAATGTAATCCATAATGGTTTGGAAAATAAAGTCCATAGTTACCATTAAATTGTATCCAGTTTTGTGGAATGAAATAACCACTTGCATTTCTTGTAGGAATAGTATTAGCATCACCTCCTGTAGAAACAGAATAACCACCAACTGTACTTGAGTTGCCTCCATTAGCTGGTGCAGAGCCAGCAGTATCTGCATACCCAGCAGCTGCTTTTGTCCAAGCTCCCCAACTACCTCCTTCTTGATATCTTATCCAAATGTATGGATTAGTTGTATTTCTTAACCAATAAAACTGACTTGCATATTGATTAATTGTATAATCATTTCCAAGTCCTAATGTAAATCCATAATGTTGACCTCCTTGAGGCCCATTATTACTACCTTGCATGTATCTAACCCCAAAATTTCCTACACTATTAAAGTCTTGGTAAGTGCCATGGTTTTGACCCATGTTATTAAACAAACGATGAACATCTGTCATATTACCAATACCAACACTTGTTAAATAAGCACTGTCATTAGTAAAACTAGAAACAGCTGTTGGTCTGCCACTTACATTTGTCCATGCAACACTTCCTGTACTTTCTGAATACCTTGACCAATCTACTTTAATTCCAAAAGTACTACTACCATTCCATCCCATTAAGTTTGGATTCACTCCCCATGCATTTCCACCATCTGAAGTAGCCACAGGATTTTGTGGAGTATGTCTACTTATTGTAGTTCCATCTGGAGAAGTACCATTTGAAGCATCAAATATAGTATGACTATTACCATACTGTTTCCACATTAGTTGACCAGCTACTGCCCCATCTGTTACTCCTTTATAGTTAGTTCTTCCTGTAGAAAAAGTTGTAGAAGTAGCAGCATTACCAGTAATACTTCCAGCAGAAGTTATATATCCAGCAGGATTAGTGCTGTTATATGGAGTAAATCCTAAAGCATTTGTTACTAATGTACTTGTAATACCAGTTAGGTATGTAGAGTTATCATAAGTTATTGTAGTACCACTAGCTTTAACAAAACCTGTTCCATTTAATGTAGTTCCTGCGCTTACTGTATAACTTCTATCAGCTGATAAATCAAAAGTAGTACCATTAATTGTTATTGTTCTAGCGTTTGTTACAGGCGTAAATCCTAGTGCTGTTGTTACATCACTTGAAGTAAGTGTAACATCTCCAGTTCTTGTATTAAACGAAGAAAGACCTGCAGCTATAGTAAATGTTCTATTAGCGCTTAAATCTAATGTTGTACCATTGATTGTTATAGTTCTAGATGTAGGTACATATGAGCTCAATGAAGATGACAATGCATAAGAACTTAAAGCTGTAGTCACATATGCTTGTGATGCTACTAACTGATTTGTATGCATAGTAATTCCAGCAGGAACCGTTATGTGGTTTTCTGAATTGTATGCTACTATGTGAGCTAAGTGACCTAAATCTTTTGTTTTTCCCATGCTACAAAATTAATTTTTATTATTTATACTATACTATTTTGTTGCATAGCATATTGATAAGCAGTTATCACTTCTTCTGTCCATATTGCATTAGCTATAGCCTGAACTTTTGTGTTTTCATTTTCTATATTATCACCAGGACACACAATATGCCTATGATAAGACCTTGAAATTTCAATTCCATCTTTTTCAATAATTGTTGCTGTTCTTACTTGAATAGAATTATTTTCCACAAGCTCTATTTGGTCTACTTTTATTATTTCTTGTAATGCCATTTTATATTAATTTTATATTATTGAATATGTTATTGTTAATGAATAAACTACTCCACTTGAATTAACACTAGGGCCATGGTTATAACCCCCTGATTGAGCATTTTCAATTATATATATAAAAGAAGCGCCAGGGTCAATAGTAAGCCCCAACCATGTGTATCCTGAACTTAGAATAATAGAGTTATTAGCACATATTGTACCAGCAGACCTAGAAGTTCCACCAGCAGCAAATGGAACTCCATTAACTCTTAATGTTCCACCAGGAGACCCACTAATAGACGACCACTGCAGTTGAAATTGTAAATGCACTAAGTTTCCTACTCTTACATATCTACCTGAATTTAATCCACCCATTACATAAGTTCCTGAATTCCATGCTAATTGTGGAGTCCAGTTTCCTTCTTCATAATAGTTAAGAGTACCAGAGCCACTTCCAAATTGAACTCCTGCTGCAAAATATCCTTTACCAGCTCCAGTTACATTAAATTTTGATGCTCCACCTTGGTCACCGTAAAAATGATAACCAATTGTAGGGCTAGTAGAATAATAATTTGCATCACCAGGGCCACTTGCTGATGCCATATATGCACCATTTGCACTTTGTGTTTGTATAGAATAGCTTGAAGAAGCAGTTGTTTTATTAACTAATAAACAACCAATTGTACCTGGCCCAGTAGTTGTAAGGCGCATTCGTTCTGCATCATTTGTTGTAAATGTTACATCGTGATTGCTTCTTGAACCAATAGTTACAATACCACCAATATTTCCAGCAAATTGTCCAGTTACGCTACCAGATGAAGCTAAAATAAATCCATAGGCAGAACCATCAACTTGTAAAACTCTTGCCCCACTAGCAACTGCATTAATGCTACTCGTCCCAATTCCAACATTACCATCATTTGCAAAAGTAATTAAATCAACACTATCTGCTGCATTTGTAATTCTTAAACTATTTGAATTAGTTCCAATTTTAATATAACTATTTGGCGCACCACTTGAATATCTTCCTATTTCTAATTTAGCATTATTGTCATTTAATATTGAAATACCGCCAGCTACTGATAATTTTCCATAAGTTCCTGTAGGTGTTGTAGTTCCGATTCCAACATTACCACTGCTTGTTATAGCTAATTTTACACTTGCAGAACTACCTCCATAAACATAAAAACTATTAGGTGCTATTGATGCACTACCTCCAAATCCTATATCATAACCATAAGCAGTTGTAGTATTAAAAAATGATAAATAACTATAAACATTTGTACCTGTACTTGTTATAGTGGCATTTGTTGAACCGCTTGTTGTTAGACTTAATCCAGTTGCCGTTACACTACTTGAGAATGTAGCAGCACCAGTAGAATCTATGCGTAATCTTTCAACAGAATCAGTTATAAATACTAATGGGTATGCTTGTAAAACTCCAAGATATGCCGTATTATTTGTAACACCAGTAGTAGTTGAACCTGAATTATTAAATCCTAAAACACTATTTGCAACTCCAGATGCCGTTACAAGTATTCTTGTATTTACAGATGTACCTACAAAGTTTGAACCAGTAGCAGCTTGTAAACTACCACTAAACGTAGCACTTGTACCACTTAGCGCTCCAGTCAATGTACCACCACTTAAATTTAATTTTGTGCCTATGCTTGTAGCAACCGTAGTAGCAAAGTTTGCATCATTTCCTAAAGCAGCTGCTAATTCATTTAATGTATCTAAAGTAGAAGGAGCAGAAGCCACAAGATTACTTACAGCTGTAGTTACATAGTTCTGAGTAGCTACTAGTTGTCCAGTAGATAATACTACATTACCACTACCATCTACTGAGATGTAGTTAATTAAGTCCGCTATGCTTGTATTCTTACTCATTCTATCTTGCTTTTAAAATATCTATTTCCGCTTTAAGTTCTTGAATTGCTTTTACCGCTATTGCTAAAATACCATCGTAATCCAATGCATAACCATCTGTATAATTACCATGAACTAAGTTAGGTATTTCATCTTCTAAAATATCTTGAGCTATAAAACCAGTATGTGTAAATGTTCCATACTCTTCTTTACCAGGAGATTTTTTTATAAATGATGCTGGCTTAAGTTTTAGTATAGTATCTAATTGAGAATTTACTATATAATTAATATCTTTTTTATTTCTTCTATCGGATACGTTTGAGCCAGCAAATGAATAGCTACCATTTCTATCCATAGAAAATAAAGTAGTACCCCAACCGCCACCATAAGGCCCTTGGTCTCTATTAATTCTAAAATTAGTAGTATCATTATATCCAAACCCTATAGCCCATGTATTTGAATTGTATCCTTGAGAGAATAATATAGAAGAACTATCAGTTCCGCCTGATGCCCCTACTCTGAACTCCGCACATATACCCCAAGAGTGATTGCCGTGCGTATTTAAAAACTGTGCAGTTGGATTATTTCCAGTAGCACTTCCTGTATTTGTAACTCTTAAAACATCAGGGACTCCACTTGTAATATCTAGTTTAAAACCAGGATTAGTAGTGCCTATTCCAACAAGACCAGACCCTGTAATTGTCATTCTAGTAGTAAGTGAAGCATATGCTCCAAGACCTGTTTTAAATTTAATATCACCAAAATATGGAGCTCCTTCTGTTGTTGAAGATATAGCAGCTCTCATAGTATTAATATCTCCATCAACAAACATTACAGCTTCTTCATTACCAACAGCTGCTCCATTGTTTCTTAATATAATATGACCACCTAAGCCTCCACTAACAGACCTAAAAATATCAAGAGGGCCTTGAGCAGTTGTTCCAGCTCCTATTAGCACATTACCACCGCTTGTAATACTCATTCGTTCAGTATCATTTGTTCCAAGTACTAAAGAAGATGCACCAGCATTTATTATATAAGCGTTATTTTGAGCAAATGTTGCACTTACAGAGTTTCCGCCTACACCAATATAGAGTTGTGCAGTTGATGATGTATTTCTCCATCCAGAATTTGAATAAGCAGATGCACCATCATTTTGTATTGACAATTTAGTGTTTGGACTAGTCGTCCCAATCCCAACTGAACCACCGCTTGTGATAATTAAAAAATCAGATGAATAATTATTAAAAGCAAGTCCGCCATCGGTTGTATTATAAATCTGCCAATCAGGAAATTGATATCCAAAAGAAGTTGTTCTACCCGAAAGTTTATAATGTGTGCCTGCTGTTACACTACTTGAGAATGTAGCAGCACCAGTAGATTTAGATAATTTAAAATTATCATAACCGCTTTCATTATATATTACATAATCATTTGATGATAAATTTTCTCTCATTCCAACAAACCATTGTTGAACTGTAGCAGTTTGAAATCCAATTCCATTATAATTTGTTACTGCATCTCTATTTAAAGCTAATCCTCTTATGTTGTTATTTATAGTTATTACCCCACTAAACGTAGCACTTGTACCACTTAAAGCACCGCCAAATACTGTACCCATTCCAGTGGCATCAATTGAAACTTTGTCTGATAAATTAATTCCTAAAATATTAAACGTAGTTGCACCACTAGACTTTTTCGCATATATATATTTGTTATTTTCTAAATTAATATCTTGAGAAAGACTAATACTTGTACCATTCAAAGCACCAGTAAGCGTACCACCAGCTAAAGGTAAATAGCTACTAAGTGCAGAGCTTGTAATATACCCACTTGGGTTAGTAGCATTGTAAGGAGTAAATCCTAATGCTGTCGTAACCTGAGAGCTATTAATACTTGTTAAGTAAGTGCTATTGTCATAAGTAACAGTTGTTCCTGATACCTTTACAAAACCAGTACCATTTAATTGAGCCTGACCTGAGAATGCGCCTACTTGATAACTATATGCATGCACCTCCAATGTATCGTTTAAGTTACATGGGAAGTTTAATACAATAGTTGTTCCATTGCCTGCCGCATACTCTGTAGATAAAAGCTTAGAGCCATTATAAAACACATCTACTAAACCTGAATTATAAGTTACATTAAATGTAGTCTGTCCTGCAGTTGCAGTAAACTCTGTAACAACTCTTAAAGCATTATTAGCTAAGAAAGCTGTTTGATATCTATATACCTCTATAACGTCATTTACAGACGCACCATTGGTCAATACTATCGTAGTGCCATTAGTTGCTGTAAAGTCTGTTGTATTGTCTAATTTAACCCCATTTCGGTATACATCTGTAAGCCCTGGCGTATACCCACCAGATATTGTGAATGTAGTCTGATTTGCAGTAGCTACATATCTTAAAATACTTCTTGCAGAAGCGTCTGTTGTAATAGTCCAAGACCTATCTGCTGATAAGTCATATGAAGTTCCGTTAATTGTAATTGTTCTTGCATTGGTAACAGGAGTATATCCTAATATTGTAGAAATTGTCTTTGGCTTATACAGGCTAGTTGCAGACTCATAAACAATAACTTGATTGTTTTGAACAGAGCCTTCTGCGTAGTTATGAAGCTCATTCATCTCAAACCCATTCTGCACCTTCACAAAGATTTCTCCATTGTTAGAATTAGCTCTAGTTACGATACCTATAAATACTAAGTGCGCAGGAGCATAAGGCTTGTTTGTTAATCCAAAGATTAAAGCACCATCCACACCTAGCCATACTGGGTCTCCAGCTGTAGCTCCATTTGTATTCAATCCAGAAAGTAAACCCTCTGTAATTACATTTCCTTTACCATTAGTAGATAAACTAACCTCAAGCAATCCCATTGTCTTAGAAGAAGTTCCTTCTGAAACATTAGATGCTTTTGATACAATCATATTAGTGCCATCCGCAGATGATACATAAACAGCTTGTCCTTTGCTTATTGCCTGACCAGCTTTTACTTCATGTTTTAAAGTAGAAGTAAAACCTGCAGGTAAAGAACCTATTCCTAAGTCAGCATATAATTCAGCAGCAGTTCTATATGACACTACATTACTTGAGTCTAATACGAGAAACTTGTCTGTATTAGAACCTGCATCAGCCACCGTATTAAGGGCAGCTGAACCAGTTACATTTATTCCACTTAAGAATCTTTTAGACATCTATTATTTTTTAATTACTACACGATATGCGTTTGATGAAGGAGCTAATGCAAAAGTAACTGTAACTACTGTTGTACTAGTAGCCACTACATCTGCCATAACTTCTTCATATGTTGCATTATCGTAAATCGCTACAATCACATCTCTTGTACCCAAGTTATGAGTCAAAGCAAAAGTTGTTGCAGAAGCGTTACCTACGTTAGCAGCATAACCTCCAACAGCTGCATCCAAGTAAGTTTTTAACTTAAGAGGAGTTACTATTCTTTGGTCGTCTGTTCCTGTGTTTACTTCAGTTTGAGTAGCAATTTCTGCTAAACCTAAAGTAGTTTCTGTAGCTTGGTCTCTATTTACTTCTAATTGAATCCAATCAGCAGCACTTGAAGTAGATGCACTATTGATTTTTGCAATAATAACATCACCTACATTAAATGCTACACCACCTGTAGTACCTGCTACAGATACGTACCAATAATCTCCAGCTTTAGTTCCTGCTGTTGGAGCAGAGCCTACTGGGAAAGAGCCACTAGAAGCATTCCATGCACCTTCTAGATTTCCTAATCCACCTATATTTGCGTCTACATAAGCCTTAACAGCTGCTGCTGTAGGTACTGCTGTAGAACCATTATTTGTAGTTAAGTCTGTAGATACGTTAGCAAGTTTTGCAGTAGTAATTCCAGCATCTTTTACTCTAATTGTATCTGTTGCAATCTCTACTGTAGAATTATCTACATTCACATCTAAGGTAATAATACCATTAGAAGTAGCTGCAGTTAATCCAGCACCACCGATTACGTCACGAATGTCTCCTGACATGTCAATCCATGCTGTGCCATCCCAGAAGTAAATTCTGTTATCTCCAGTATTGTAATAAACCTGACCAGCTACAGGTGAGCTAGGTGCAGATGATAAATTCTGAATCGCTGCGTTCAGAATCTGGTTTTTCGCTAGGTCTAAATTGACCAAAAACTTTTTTGCCATTTTTTTTAATTTAAGTATGCTTTTCCACTAAACGCAGCAGTAAAGCTAATTGTGATTTGATTTAAAGAATTATATTTTACATCTCCAGTAACTTCGTCATTTGCTGTATCAACGACATTTACTGAAGGGTATTTATTCATATTATGATTTACAGTCCATGTAGTAGAAGCAGTCTGTTGGTCGTGAACATAGTTCTCTCTTACTTGCGTTTTTATATACGCAAAGTTCAAGTCTATCTCAACAGTAGTTCCTTCAAAATTATTTGAGCCAGTTAATCCAAGTCCAAGGTCTAATATTGTAGATTTTAAAACATAAGGTGTAGCCTGACTTAAACTATTATTAAATACAATGTCGCTATAAATAGGAGTCAACTTACCATAGTCATAAAGACTAACCTTTGTAGACAAGCGCTCAACAACTTGGTCTAATTTCAATGTTCCAACATAGAAGTTATCAGCATATTCTACAGCCTTCTTATATATATAAATGATATCTCTCTCATAATCAAGCGTTTCACTCTCTTCGGAGAACATATCATTGTATGCTACAGCTCCTAGCCTATAAAGCGTCTTATCCGCTTTTAAGAGAATATCTGATATTTCGGTTATATTATAACCCATTAGTACCCTATTTTAAGTGCGTCAGAAACAAATTTACCTCTATCTAAACATGACTGAGATGCACCAATGTCTCCATCAATACCAGCCTTCTTAGCAGACTCCTGCTCAATAAATAATCTCATGACATCTTTTACAAATCTGTATTCTTTTTCTAAGCTTGGGTTTAAAGCCATCTTATTAGAGTTAGAGTAAAATGCACTCATGATATAACACACTAGAACAGCCAATTCTGTCTTAGTATAAATACTGCCAGATTGAGGGCTAGATGATGTTAATGCAAGTATAATTGTAAAAGCGTAGTCTTTTTCTATAAAAGCCGTATTAGTGACACTATCTGTACCACTTAATAAAATTGTATTACCAGCGCTAAAAGGCCATACATATTCGTTATATGTAATATTCCCAACCTTTAAATAAGTTCCGTCTGATTTTCTAATAGTCAACTTTCTAGCTGTAAAAGTACCAGTAGCCTCTACGTTGTATGTAGACGTATCAACTATAGTTAGCTGACTACAGTCTGCACCTTGTGAAACCGTAATTGAGGTAATAAAAGGCATATTGAAATGTTTATGCAAATATACCTAAAAACAGCTATTTATTCTCTGTCTTCAATATCTTCATATATTGTATGCCAGTAGGGTTGTCAGCATTCATGATTCTAAGCTTGTATAATATATCAAAGTACTCTTGAGCTTCCTTCTTATCCATCTCTTTAGCCTTATCGTATATATACTTCGCTCTAGTCTTAGGGTCATTTATTCTGTAAGCCTCATAAACCTGTTGGTCATAATTTTGTTTGATATACTTATCAGTAGTTGCCTTAGCTACATTTGGAGAAAGGTCGTATTTAAGCCCACCAGCCTTATTTGCAGATTCTTTTACAAGTCTTTCATATAAGCTAGGGTAATTCTTATTTACTATATTAAGTGTGCCTTGTATCTCTTTATTCTTAGAGGCTATGTCAGCATTGTATTTGTCATACATTTTTGTATCCTTGTTCATCAATGCAGCATGCGCCTTTGATTTCAAGAAGTCAATCTCCTCGTAATCCATCATGATTCTAGTCTGGTAGTAGTTAGGAGTTCCAGCAAATAGTCTCTTCTGTAATGATAAACTATTTAAAATAGCACCTTTCCAGTCTTTTTGAAGACCTTCCTTAAGAGTTACTGGAGCTCCAGTTGCTAATTCTACAGCTGTTTCAAACGCTATCTTAGGAACATAGATAAGAGGGTTTCTTTCTGGCTGACCATATATCTTCTGACCTGCAGCCTGTAATCTAGCTGGAGAAGTGCCAGTCAAAGAACCTATCTTTTTATAAACTCCACCAACAGCCTCATCCATAGCGCCTTCATAATCATCTGGAATACCTGCCTCGTCTGTAACTATTTGCTTCTTAGTAAATATATCTAGGTTATTGTAAGCTAATAAAGCAGCAGCGCCTGGAGGTAGTTTAGCTGGGATTTCTGTTACATCTCCAAAAGGATTTGCGTTAGCTATAGCACTTACGTAGTCTGCCTTTGTATATATATTTTTACTACGCTTAGATTCAAATCCCATCATTGCAGCAACCCAGAAGTTCTTAAAGAAAGGAGGCATTGGAACTTTAATAAATTGTCTTTCTGGAGCATCTCCTCCTACATATATATTTAAGTAGTTTAACTTCTGATATTCAGATAGTGAATCCCATGCAGCTTTCTTTTTCTTTTTTTCTTCATCGTCTTCCCATGGCATATTCATAATTCCTGCACTATAGGCTGTTAACAAGCCTCCTATAGCAAGCATTTCTCCCATCTGATACATCGCTCTTGCTGGATTTTTCTTAATCTGATTGATTACAGAAACTCCAGTTTGAACTGTAGAGTTTAGATATATAATAAGTCTAGATGCTGGCTTTACAAGGCTTCCACCTCTAGCAAAATCAGAACTTCTTCTAGCCTCATGTGCGGCCATTGCATATATTGCATCTAACTCAGCCTTACTTGGCTTTCTTTTATTTTCTTTTTCAAACTTTTCTTCAAATACTTTTCTAGCTCTATCAAATATAATAAGTCTAGTAGCCTTCTCTGTTACGTCAGAAACTTTACCAAGACCTGTTTTATCAATCAACTTATCTATAAGCTCTATTGGCTTTGAGCTATATTGACTAGCTGTATTTATAAGCTTTTCGTATCCAGTACCATCTATTATATCTTTTGATAAAAGTGAAGTCTCTAATTCTCTTCCAGCATTCATTTCTGTAAATGCTCCCCACTTAGCTGCAAGTCTATACTTATCACCTCTTCCAATTACTTGCTTAATAGAACCTTTCCATCCAACAGTATCAACTCCACCTAATGCAATCTGAGCATAAGCTACAGGTACGGAAGGAGAGAATACGTCTGTTGCAACAGCAGCTGTTAACGGGTCAAGCGCAATCATCTGGAATATACCAAATCCTGGGTTCTTACCAGTAAGTAACTTCTGTGTTAAACTAGCAAATGTTATGTTAGCTAATATGTTTACTTCATCAGACTGACTGTATCTAGCATTCCATTGGTCTGCAATTTCATCTGTGGCAAGAACTGCTTTTCTTTGTCCATCTTGATAAAAAAATATGTAAGACATTCCTTCAGGAGCTGTTTTGTAAACTGGATTACCATCCTTATCTAAAACAACATCACCATCTTCATCTACTACTGGTATAGCTATTTCTACCAAACCATTGTTTGGATTCTGTTCTGCAAAATTAGCAAGCTGAGTAGCTGCTCTATTGTTTGAAACATTCTTATAGTGGCCCGTAGCAAATACTTGGAATATAGCTTCATAGTCTGTAAGTATATCACCATCAGCGCCACCACTCAAAACAGACTTTCTAAGCTGATTTGGATTCTTAGACATTACTCTAGCGTAGTCTGGGTCTTGCTCTTTAAGTATTTTATCAATGTATGAAATAGGCACGTAATCGTACTTAATATACATATCATAAGTTTCTTTTGATACTAATCCGTTATCAAGTTTTTCTTTCATGATATTTCTATAAGTATCAAACATCTTATCTGCACGCTCGTTTAATTTATCAAATTCAGGATAAGCATTTTCAATAGTCTCTAACTGCTTACTTGCCATACCAGCGTTATATGGAATTTTATTTCCATTTGCATCTACAGTAGAACCAACTTGGTAATTCTGTAAATACTCTGTAGTTTCTTTTGTCTGAGGATTATATTTTTTACCTAATACTTTTCTATCTTGTAAGTATTCTACAGCAGCGTCTATTTTAACTTGAAGCGCTTCTTTCTTAGCATTACTTCTAAGTTTTTTCATCTGAGCACGCATTGCTTGTAGCTCATTAAATTTATCTTGAACCATATTCTGAACAGCAACAACTCTGCGCATGTTCATGATTTGATTAAGTAAGTCAACCTCGCTGAACTTAATTTTACCTTCACCAAATGATAAATCCTTTTTATCAGAAAGTCCTTTATATACAGCGTCTATTACATCTTCTGTAGCTAATGCAGCTTGTGCTCCAAATCCTCTAGATGTAGTCAACATTGCATCAGCTAAAGCTCCAGTTGCGCCAGCATCTGTAAACAGCTTTCTAACTGAAGTTTGATTCTCAATGCCTAAAAGTTTTATATTCTTATATGCATTTTTTAATTTATTTATAATTCCTGTATTTGATACAGACTCTTTCGCTCTTGTAGTAGCATTCATGTTATATTCAAAAGAAGAGATTGCATCAGCTTCTGTTCTAGCGTTTTGTTTAGCTGTTTGTTTAGCAGACTTTCTTGATTTACCAGTATTCCCTACTTGTAATTGCATTCCACTAGGATTCTTTGTAATAACTACACCAGCTTTACCAAATGAGTTATCTTTTTTTACAGTAACATTATCTCCAAGTAAATCAGAAACATATTCAACCAACTCGTTACCATCAAAACCTTTCTGATATACATCTGTAATTCCACCAGCTTCTTTTCTTTTAATTATAGCAGACTTAGGCTCTGGCCCTTTTTCTGCATTCTTAGCTAGATTAATATCCCCAGTCCATCCTCTAGAAGAAATTATTGCACTTCCTCCTTCATTTAATTTATTGTATATATCCTTAACGATAGCATCTCTAGTATCTTTTGGGACTACATTTAATACATTAAGACTAACAACAGCGTCGTATGTTTTATTTATATCTGAGCTACTTGTAAATGCTGGTTGCTTTTTACCTTTCCATCTATCTATATTTGGTTCAAATGAATCTACATTAGGAATAACATCTGACATTGCATCAGACCCTAATCCTAATCCAGCTCCATAATCTAATACAGACTTAGCTCCTAAAGACTTTGCTATATTAGCAGCTTTAACATAACTACCAGTTGTGGTAGCTACTTGAGTTGTGCCACTTGATTTATCTGCCTTAATTGCATTATCTACCTGAAGCGCCATTGAAGAACTTAGTTTAACAATAGGCTGAGCACCCATAGCTGACTTAGCTGCTTGTGGCTTAGCTCTTTGGCCTAATGGCGTTTGGTTTGCTTCTTTAGAAGCTGGAACAAAATCAGGAGCAACTTTCCTTACATCGTAAAACTCTTCAAATATTCCTATAGGTTGACCTGTAACGATGAATGGATAAGACGGATGATTCTTAAATCTATCGTCTGTTCTAGTATCTATAATTGGGCTATTCTTGTCTATTTGTATAGCAGCTACAATATCACCATATTCTGCATTTTTAAGCATTGGCTCATTTGATATTTCAAGCGCTGTTTCTAGTCTTGGTATTCCAAAGTTCTTTTCAGTAAATGCGCTAAACACCTTCTTTGTAAATCCACCTCTTTGGTCATAACTAAACTTACCAGCTCCTTCTATTGGCATTAATCCATCTAAATCAGATAAAGATTCAATGCTTGTCTTTTTCCCCTTATCAGCAAGTAGTTGTCTGAATGTTACTCCAGTTGATACGTTAGTATCCAACTTTGCATCAAGGTATTTAACTAAGTCTTTTTCTGGTACACCTTTATCTACTGCATTGTAAAACTCTCCCATCATATATCCATAGAAGTCATAGCTCCCTGTAATACCTTCTTCTTTTTGTGACATGATAAGACCAATGCCATCACTTTGTTTAGCTCTATTTAAAAATTTCTGAGCAGCAGCTTTTGTTGTAAATGCCCATACTCCAGTACCATCTTGATAAGAGTATGCAACACCACCGTTAAACTCATGAACATATCCACTAGGTGATTTAACAATAGCTGATATAGCCTTGTCTGCAGCAAATATAAATGCGTTTGCACCATCAAGGTCATTCATTGTTATAAACTTCAAAGACTTCTCGTCAAAGTTTCTTTCCGCTATCTCTAAGTTTAATCCTTCTTTATTTACCTTTCTACCATTTGGCTGTATGCCACCTGCATTAATCCTTATTGGGTTAGATGTTAATCCAGCCTCTGTAGCAGAACCACTTGTCTCGCTAACTATCACCACTTCACGTCCAGTCTGGAACGCTTCTTTAATCTTAGCAGCAACAGCCTTTAAGTCATCTATAGATTGTATGTCTGAATTGAATCCAATAATTTCTAAGAATCCTTTAATTACATCAAGGATATTATTCATCACAATAGGCTGGTCTGCTGGTAATTCAATTTGTCCATCAGCAACTCTTGCTATAAATTCTACAATAGCTTCTGACTTAACTGTATCATCACCATACTTTGCATACCCATCACCAAAAGCAAGTACATCCATAACACCATCAACAGATTCACTTAGGTTTCTAAGCTGGTCATACATTTGACCAACAGCCTCTGAGTTCTGCTGTGCAATCATGTTAATGATAGGATGTGCTCCTTCATGAAATATCGTAGAAGTCTTATTCTTTTTGCCAAGCACTTCTCCATTTAGATATATAGTATTATTGACTCTATCAAATGCCCCATTAGAACCCCTATAATCTTTTTCTTTATCCTTACTTACGCTATATCCATTATCAATTTCTTGCTGTATTAGTATGTCCCCGTATTGCTGAGCAGATGGGACTACTACTACCTTAACACCTGGATTGATAGACTTAAGAGCAGAAACTACATTTGACGCATAGTTTATAATTCTATCTCCAAATGTTTTAGGATTTTCTACTGTAGACGTGTCTGCATTTTGTGCATCTACTACTACTATTTGTCCTTGCGTTTTGCTGCCGAAATTGCGATAGCGATTATCTGGTTCATTGGTCGCTTGTTCTTGCTGTCCTTCAATTCCCTCACGTTGGATGATATTGCCTTCTGGAGTGATTTCTTGCTGCTGCTGGCTGCTTTCTTGAGTGGCATATTGTTTATTTTTAATGTTTAATCCTGTTTTATCATCAACCTCTTCGGATAATGGGTCTTCCGATACTTGTGCTCTAGCTATACGACCATTAACATCTTGTAACTCTGCATTTAACGCAGCAAGTGCTGGTAGGTCTGTTTCTGGAGTATTAGCTATTTTTTGTTGTATACCTTCAGCTTTTATAGTTAATCCAGCAACAGTAGGAACAGCATCTTGATTAGATACCATCACCTTGCCTTTTGCTTCTCTAAATTTATCTATGTCTTCAACAGACTTCTTAGCAGTACCTTCTGGAACTAAACCCGATTGCTCCATGGCAACCATGTTATTATATATAGTCTGATTATCTAGATTTGATATAGCGTTATAAGCATATGACTTTACATACTTAGGAACAGCTATAGCACCACCGACAGCAGCAAATCCTAGCTGAGTTAAAAACTCTGCCTTAAACTGCTCTTCAGCTGATTCATCTGAACCACCTCTAATCTTTTCCATGGAATATGCAACAGCACCATCTAAACTGCCAGATAAGGCTAATTCCTTTCCATTTGCGGCAGCATCTTTTAAGAATGCCTTAGTTGCTTGTCCAAAAGATTTAAGCTCTCTAGCGGGCTTTATTTGAGAGAATGTCTTTAATACCTTACTACCTAAGTATTGACTAACAACACCCTCTGCAGCTCCAGTCATTAAAGACACCTTGCTATTCCAGAAGTTATTAGCAACCTCATATGCATCATCATCGGATAAACCGTTTTGCTTTGCTTTTTGGAATGCTTGATTCTTGCTATCAAATTGCTGTCTTTTAGCTTGAACCGCACCGACAACTGCTGGAGATAAAAACTGTCCAAGTCCTGGGATTGTACTAACAGCTATACCAGTAGTAATATCTGGAACTACTCCACCCATCATACCAGTAGTTTCAGCTCCAAAACCTCTTCTTTCTGTTTGTATTGTACCAAGGTCTTTATCTCTTGGCATTTCTGTATATCTTACCTTATTAGGTTTCCCAGCTTCTCCTATAGTAGTTAATTGAACTCGTTTATTGCCTTTCATAAAAGCTATCTGCTCTTCTCTATCCATCACATCAAATCCTTCTACTTCCTTATTTGTATTAATTGTAGCATTATAACCATCTAAAAAACTAGCTATCTTGCCATCTATTACATTCTTAAGTACTGGAAATCCTTTATCATCTTTGCCTATTCTTAATTCTCCAGCTTTAAATCTAGATAAAAAATCTTCTCTCTTCTGTGTAATAAATATATCTCTCATTGGCATATCAGCTGATAACTGATTAGCATATATTTTAGCCTGATTATCTACAGCTATAAGAGCATTATCATATGTATTTATGTTTGACTTAGACTTTTGTAATCCTAGGTCTGCAGGCTTTTCTGTAACTTTTGCATCTTTCTTAACCACTGGAACTGGCTGTCTTTCAGAAACCTGAGCAGTTGTTGGCATTGCATTTTTAGCAACATCTTCCATTGTAAAAGAAGTCTTAGGAGCTGGTTGCTTAGCTGCTGCTTTTTGAGCAGGAAGTTGTCCTGCCATGGCTGCTCTAAATACTGGCTTTAAAGAAGTTGCACCCTTTCTAAGCGTATTCATGTAGTTAGCTTTTAACAGCTCTCCAACACTAGAATACCCTGTTCTTCTATCTTTTGGATTAGTAGGGCCTTGAGAATTATCTTCGCTATTGAAATTAACGGTTTCGTCTGTAGTATTTTCAGCCATATTAACGTATGAATTATATACGCAAATCTAAGATTTTTTGGCTAGATATTCCTATTGAGGAGCCATGATTGTTCCTGGCTGGTAACCTCTTCTCTGATAGAAGCTAATCATTGCATTCTGAGCAGCAGTTATTTCAGCCTTTGTAAAACCCATATCAGCAAGCTCATCTTCACTGTATAACTCACCACCAGTCTGTACTAGGAAGTTTAACATAGACGCACTAGCTTGTTTGTTTTTACCTAAAGCCTTCTGTCTTGCAATAGCTAATCTATCTAGAGTAGCTTTATCCTTCATATTAAGGTTAAGGCTTTTAAGTTTAGCGTCAAACTCTTTCATAGATACATATGTACCTAAAGTATTTCTATCTAAATAACCTCTAGTTGCAGATATAACCATTGCTGGAGTTGCTTTTGTAATGTCTCCATTAAGCTCAGGATATGCTGTAATTATTTTATCTGCCGTATTTTGTGCAAGCTTTTTCTTTATCAAAGACTCTTCATCTGTACTTGTACTTTGTATTGATGATAATAATTGATTTTTTTGTGCTATAGCTGCATTTTTTATTCTTGCATCAGCTCCTAGTGCTTGATTTATTCTACCTAAAACAGCATAAGGGTCTTTCATTGAAAACTTTTCTCTTTCTGGAACAGATATCTCTTGATATCCTGGTTTATTAGCTTCTCCTAATGGTATCTTAAATGCTTCAGATTTAGTATACTCACCTTTATTATCCTTTATACCAACAAGTGTCCTATCTAATTCTGCTAAATCTCTTTCATTTGCCTCAAATTCATAAGCAGTTGGCGCTTTTAATTCATCAAAATTTATCTTATTTATTGGCTGTGTTTTTAGTTTAATGATATCTCTATTCATATCATCTGGAAGCGCATATCCAGTAGCAGTCATTCTATCAGCATATTTAACTAAACCATCTAAAACAGAACCAGCCATAGCAGAATCTGAATAAACCTTATTTAATCTTCCTTTAACAGCATCAAGTTCAGCTTTTTTAGCAGCAAGTTCACTAGGCTTTACTCTACGTCTATTCATTTTAGAATACTCTATAGCAGTGTTTCTGTAGTTATCAAACTCAGTAGCAAACAAAGGAATATCCTTTGACATTATTTTATTAGTATCATAAGTGCTTTTAAAGTCATCTATTTCTTTTCTTACGATTTGCTCTTGTTGCATTCTAATGTTTGCAGCCTGCTCTAAACCACGAGCAATACCTTGGCCTAATCCAGAAAAATCAATGCCTTGTGTATAAAAATTTAATGCCATTATATTATCTTGGTTTTTTGAAATTTCCGTAATTGCTTCCCATCATCATTCCTGGGTCTTGTGATGTAAATAATTTCTCTGTAGCTGCGCTTCCTAAACCTTGAGCAGCACCTCCTGCGGCTGATTTAAACAATCCACCTAAAAAACTTCCACCACCTGCAGCTGAAGCTCCACCAGTCAATGCAGCACCAGCTATACCACCTACAGCGCCAATAATTCCACTAAGCATTTGAGCTCTTCTTGCTTTCTTAGCCGCAAGCTCGTTGTACTGTTGTTCTGCTTTATATCTTTCAAGTTCAGTTTGAGCTTGACCAAATTGCATACCTGTTTGAATTCCTGTCATTGCATTTTCTCTTCTAATCATTGCATCTTGTGCAGCAAGTCTTAATGCTGAATCATTAGAGCTGGCTAATAATCCAGGAGCTCCAGCCAATAAAGAACGCTTACCTCTTAATGCTCCAAGACCAGCGCTCACCCCTCTTCCGATTTCTTGTATAGCTAATTGTCTTGAAGCGGCATCCATGCCTTGTCTTGACAATGCTTGAGATTGCTCGTATGCTGCCCTCATTTCTGGAGACAATGTAAGCCCTTGAATTCTATTCATTGCACCCGAAATCTTTCTATCTAATTTGCTAGCCATTTTATCTATTGTTTAAAGGTTGTAGTATTCCTAATTCTGCGTAATACAAATCTACTAAGTTTTGCGGATTTGTAGCTTTTAAGTTTAATTCAAGCCATGAACCCTTTAGCACCTTACCGCCATATAAACCACCAGTGCTATTTATATCTCTTTTAAAAGACGCATGATATTTATCATCTTTTATCTTAAAATCGGCACTTAACAGCTTTGAATTGTTATTCATATTAGTAACAATATCGCTAGTTAAAGGGGCTACCCATGTTGTGTTACCTAGTGTAGTAAGTGTATTATAATGCTTTTTTATATTCGGGTTTTGATTAAACACTAACTTTATAGAAGGAGTTTGTTGCACTCCATAAAAATTAGCATAAGCTGTAGTGTTATTATGCGCCCATAACTCACCATTTTTCCATGATACTATAAGGTTCCCAGCAACAGCAATCCACTCTGGATTATAATCATAGAAAGCACTATATGCATTTCTAGGTTCAGAGAATCCAAATGTATAGTCTGTTATAGTACTTCCACTTCCCTGCATAACAGTTATAAACTCCTCTTCAAATGCATCATAAACACCTAATACTTTAGCATATCCGCCATTGCCAAATTTATCTGCATTATTTGTTTTTTGATACTTTGTAATCTTATCTGTAAGGAAAAAGTGAGCTTTGTATGTTTCACTTATAGAAGTCATACCATCTGCAGCTAATCTAACTTGACACCCAAGTATTGGGTCTGTAAAATAGTCAGCGCTAGCAGAAGATGCTAATGAGCAATACTGCTCACCAATTCCATAATCACCTTGATAATACTGAATGCTATTTAAAATTTCTGAACTTTGAGATACCACGCTTCCTCCATCAGCAGTCTGTAGTACATTCTGCAATACAGGAACAACTCCACAAGCTCTATTTTGAAATACTTTTAGCTGTTGACCTCTTATTTTAAATCTTTGGATATCACCCTTTTGCCTATCGTATTCGTCAAGATTAGCAGGGTTAAATCTATTTGTATTATTTATATTTGTTCCTTGCTCGTATTCGCCTGAATATCTTATAAGGGTAGGATAATACGTTTCTTTTGCATATTCATCTATTACAAAAGGTCTGCCATTACCATCTACTTTAGATGGATATTTATCAGACACAGACATATCAATTACATAAGCATTATTATTTCTTCTTCTGTTGTATACGTCTCCTCTAATAAAGTTATATTTAGCAGGTCTAGAACCTGTTCCTATGATTTGATTTTGCCCAGCTCCTTCATGTACAAGGTTGTTATTAGCATCTTTTATAATATAATAATCTTCCCCAAACTCGTAATATAATTGCTGTTCGTCGGTTGAATTAGGAAAGGTGCTATACAGCTCTAAATAGTACCCTGTAGTAGCTGTTTCCCATTGACTCATTAAACTAGCGTCATATGTAACTTTTATCCAATAACCTGTTCCAGTTCCATCATTATCTCCAGTAGGATTTTCTAACAAAACATCTAATATTGGTAAATCTAGTGCAAGGGTATTAAATCCATATATCTTAACTCTATCCCCTTTTTGGAATGAATATACAGGATATCCATTTTTATTTTTATTATAATTGCTAATATCCATATATCCATAAAGAGTATCCTTATGAACTTTATTTGTAGTAGCCCAAACAAAATTAGATGAAGTTAAATTATTAGTTCTTACAAAAGAAAATGTTTTAGCCCAAGAAGGAGGTGCATGATTTACATCAATTAATATTTTTGGATTATAAAGCAATGAATTTCCTATTGCATTACTACCTACTACTTTTAATGGCAGTGTTGTAACCTTCATTGAATCACCAGTAACAACACCATTAGTAACTCCAAATTCATCAAAATAAACTATACCAAATTTATATGTAGAGCTATGTTTGTAGCATGATATATTTACATCTGTAGGAGTCTCTGTTGATACTAAATCAACATAAGCTTCTCCTACTGTATTCCATGTAATTCTATTTCCTGTAGGAGTATATGATACTAAAAGGTCATTAGTACTACTACTTGTTCCTGATAATTTTGCTTCTGCGTCTATAACTCCTTTAAAATAGTCTCTTATATTTGTAGCAGTAGTAGTCCCATTAGGAACTGTGTAATCATATCCAAAAGTCTCTTCAGTAACCTCAACTGGGAAAACATTATCATTAGTAACTGTAACTACTACATCTAATCTAACTTTATCTCCCATAGCAGGAACACCGCTAAATATAAATCTCCAGTTCCTACCAACATCCTGAGATGTAACACTTAATAAAGCAGTACTAGAAGAAGGTTCTTGCTCATCTGCTGTTACTGTAACAGATATTGGGTTATTAAAAGTATTTCCTTCTAATATTCCTCCATATGCTAATATATTACCATTAAGTAATTCTTGCGTATTAGCTTTCTTAGGTACATAATCAAATAATTGAATACTTTCTGTAACACTTGAAAATGGATAAGCTCCATCATTAAAAAAATTATATACTCTAGTAACATTACTTGGCATTGCCAATCTTTGCTTATCTAATACGGTAACTATCATTCTATCCGAAAATGCGGCAGCAACAGTCTCTCTTGTAGATATTTCTATTCTATAACAATCTATAGGGCCTGTATTATATGATACGCTTATTACGTTATTTTTTGTAGGGTCTGCGTCTAAGTTTAAATCAGTAATATTAAATGGTGCAAAAACTTTACTCCACGGACTCCATGTAGACTTAGTATTATCCTTGTATACCCATCTATAACTAAATTGGAATAACTTACTTCTAAGATTATTTTGAGTATCTGGACTATCTCCATAAGAACATACTGGTGCTTTTGTAGGCATCTTCCTAGCAACAGTTAAATATTCCATCTTCCAATTTGTTCCATAAGTTTTACCTGATACTGTAGCTTCTTTTATATTAAGCTTCATAGGTTTATTATTCCTATCAGTCCAATGAATCACATCACCTTCGTCTTCTGTTCTATAAAGTATATTAATAGATGCAATAGGGAACTTAGGGTCAAAATTAAATATATCCTCTTGACTATCTATAAATGATATTAAAAGTGGAGATATAGTATTTGCCTTAACATCATAAGAATATATACCATGATAACCAGCTGAGTTATAGTTAAAGTAAAATACCCTCTGCTTTAACTCGTCGTAATGAGAACCTATACATTGATTTGTAGACGGCATTTATTATGTTTTGAATCTTAGTGTAATAGAATTTGTACAATATGTAGTGCTTGACTGAACTTTAATTTGGAAGGCTGTATCAGGCACATCAGTATATCTAATAGCAGTACCAACCGTGAATGAAACACCTGTTTTAGTCCACCCAGCCACAAGAGCACCTGCTGTGTCCAAAGCTGTTAATGTAAAGTTTCCTGTATCTAAGCCTTTTGTTGAAAGCGTTACGTCTACTGTTTGAGGCATTGAAATTCAATTTTATGGTTCAAAGATACGAATTTAAGAGCTACAACTTCCTACATTGGTAACAGAACCACCACCTCCATTTACTGTATCTGCTACTGCACATACATTCATAGTCATGCCAGGCCCTACCGAATCATAAACCGTTGAGCCACCGCACTGCTCGTAAGATATATAAATGTCATAATTGGCATCTGAATTATAAATATCATAAGATGTGCAAGTGACTGGGTTATAACCACAATATCCAGCAACAATGCCATCTTGAGCTCCTGTACGAGTTTGACCCGCTGTTGGAGAACATTGATTTATATCCATCTGTCTATAGTATCTTACATTACCCACACACTCATAATAGTCTTCTATTGGAAGCATATTTATCCAGTTAGCATCTGTACTTGGATATGAATTTGCAGGATTACTTCCAACTCCATAATATAAATAATTACCACCACCTAAGTCAACCCTAAACTGTGCAGTATTCATCCCGCTATAACAAGCATTTGTATTAGCCATTACCGCTGCAGTATTAACAGTACCACCTGAACAATAATGATAAGTACCTGCAGGATTTGTATAGCTAGGAGTTGTCGTATTACAAGGAGCAGCTCCTAAAACTCCATCTGAATTTCTAGTAGTATTATAAGTAGAAGAGCATGGATTTACATCTCTTTGAGGTTGATATGATGTACAATCTATACATACTCTAGCTCCTTCATTTTGCCAGTTTGCAGTTGTTACACAGTTGCCATTTGAAGGAGCAGTATTACCTACATTTATAAAAGTTTGACCAGGAGGCTGATTTAATATATAATTATTAAATGTAGCAGAACATGGTCTAGTATCTCTAAATACAGCCCAGTTAGCACACTGATAGCATGTGTTATAGTTTTGAGCTGTTAATATAGGAGTAGTTACGCAGTTACCATTAGTAGGAGCTGTATTGCCTACGTTTACATCATTTACTCTATAATTATTATAAGTAGGACTACAAGGGTTAGTATCTCTATATACTAGATAATTTGTACAAGATGAACATGTATTATATGCTTGACTTGTCCAAGATGCAGTTGTATTACAGTTTCCAGCAGGAGGAGTTGTTTGACCTAAGCTAACTGTATCATTTACAAAATATTCATTCCAAGTAGGTGAACATGCATTTTTATCTCTGAAAACTGGATATGTAACACAATTATAACAATAATTAAATTCTTGATTAACTAATATCCTATCGTCATCTGGATAGTCGTTTACTGGATTAGTGGCATATGTAATAGTGCCATTTGGCCCTCTACTATATTGATTACCAGTAAAACATGCATTACTATTTTGATGTATAGCATATTCGTTAATTTGACCTCCAATACAAACATAATAAGTGCCAATACTTGTACCACTATAATCAGCTGTTGTAATACAATTGCCAGATGCAGGCTGTATTGTATCTATTACTCCATTTACTTTATACTTATTATAGCTTGTTGAGTTAGGATTAATATCCTTATATACGTCATAAGTAACACAATCTATACAGGTATTATAATTTTGGTCTACCCATACAGGTGTAGTGTCTCCACATTGAAAGCAAGTTGTATTAGTTGTACAAGGAACAACAGGGTCACATCTTGTTATAGTTAATCCTGTAACAGCTGGAGGGGTAGTACCACCAGCAACGCAAATATATTCAGGAGAATTAGCTTCAACAACTCTTGAAGAAGGATTGCCATTACATGCAAAGAATGTAACATCTAATCTATTTGCAGTTGTATTTGTAACAGTAAAGCAAGAGCAATCTCCAGCTAAAACGCAATCTGAAACTATAGAAATAGCTACTTTATTTGCAGTATTAGCTTTATCTCTTAAACCTATATAGTATGTTCCATCTACTACGTTAGTGTATTCAGTATTAGGAAGAGTTACATCTACAAATGTACCAGCTAATGCAGCAGCTGCAGTAGTATAAATTGTATTAGTTATTTGAAAAGTTCCTCCACCTCCAGTAAAAGTATTAGCTCTTATGGTTGATTGACCAGTAAATTCATCACAAACATGATTTAATACACAGTTTACAGGCTCTGGAAGACACGTAACAATAGCAGAAGTGCTACCCTTTAATCCTCCAGTATCCATTATGGCTATATAGTATGTTGCATTACCTAAATTCTGAAAAGTATAAGACGAAGTAGTCAATGCAAATCTAGTTCCTGATGCATTTAGTCTAGTCAACGCATCTGCTTCTGATACCGTACTTATAGATATAAAACTAAAAGACTTCCATCCTCCAGCAAAATTATTTACAACTATTTTACCACTTCCTATATATGCAGTACAACTAACTGTAGTTGTCATAGTAATAGGGTCTGGTATCCAAACAGCAGTTCCAGCTAACTCACACTTAGGCACATAAACAGCAGTCCCTTCTAATGAGCAATTTGGAGTAAATAAGGCGCTTCCTGACAACTTACAGTCATTGATTGCTAAAGATGCATTATTAACCTTTACATTGCCTCTAATGGCCGTAAAATGCATTTCAGGGGCATTCCCCTTGAATACACCGTTTCTGGCTTCCTTATGGTTATTTAATGGTAAGACATCATTAGAATCGTCAAGATTCATGACACCATCTAATGTTTTTATTTCTTTGCCCATTTTAAGGTCTATCGTTTGTTTTTAAATTACTATTAGTAATCTTTGTATTACCTCTTATTGCCTGAAATTTAATAAGACCTCTATTACCTCTAAATACGCCATTCCTAGCTTCTTTATGATGAGAAGAAGGGAAGGTGTCTCTTGGGTCATCAAGATTCATGACACCACTAAATGTCTTTCTTTCAAATCTCATATTATGACTTAGCTACTAATTTAGTACCCATTCTGATAACCTCATTTGCATCCCATAATGTTATAGGATTTTCTCTAAGGTTAGCTAATCTCTTTTGGTTGTAATATTCTTTTCTTCTAAGCTGTTTGTCTCCTAAGCTAGCTTTTCTGCCTAATGGCAAATGCTCCATATCTTTCCATGCTATAAACGCTAAAACAGCTTCCCTAATTTGAATAGGTATTTTATAGTCAACATCATCTGCTGGAGATGACATATATTCTAATACAACATATTGATAAGCATATTCATTATCTAAGTAAATTAATCCTTGTTCTTCGTCAACATCAAATTCTCCTGGAGCATTTAATACAGAGCCAACTCCAAATATATTTATATAACTAGCTCCATCAAAATAATTTACGAAAGCCAAATCTTGTAATCTATATGTATTACCATTGCTACTATCTGTATTGCTAGTAAGTCTATCTGATTGGTTTATTTTGTAAGAACTAAGATTTCTGTTTCTTCTTAAAGTTGCAACTTCTCCTTTTTGGTTAAATATTCCAATTTTAGAAAAACCTACATAATCAGATGGTAGAGTTACTGTTTTATTTGCATTTACTGCTAACTTAACAGTTTTAGTAGTGCCATATACATCCATTCCCATTTCCTCTACCCCTCTAACACCAATAGTCCATAGTCTCCTATAGTCTGCATTAGATAGCCTAGCTTGGTCTATATACTGATATATTACCTCTGATAATCCAACCCATTTTGCAGTATCCTTTGCCATATTAATTATAATTTATCTAAGCCATCATTTGTTGAATCTTGAGGAGTAGCCTTTCTAGGTCTTAACTGCCCCATTACAAGATTAATAATATCTGTTATGTATTCTTGCGGAACATTTAATTCTGCATCCATATCTGAACTTTCCGTGCTAACCATTCTTACTATAGCCAATCTTCCAACTAAATTTGTATAGCTTTTAAACCATAATTTTTTACCTTCTGCCCAATAAAATATTTTACTAGGAGGCTGTTTTAAGCTATCCATATAATCTAGTTCTCTAACAGAAATAGGTATTGGTGATTTAGCAAGACCTGTTGATGTCGGGAATGTTACAGTAGATATACCATATCCTCTAGCTAGTCCAAGTGGAACTTGAGGTAGGTCTAATGAATAATATCCTGTATCATTATCTCTTGTTATAGCAAGATTTTTAAATGTCAAATAGAATACATCACTAACAGTTTCTATACCATCAAGCTTAATTGATTCTGTATAGTTTACTTTAGCCATATAAGCCAATGCCTCATTGATATACAGATTAATTTCTTTCTCTGTAATATTTGCGTCGTCAGTAGGCACTCCGCCATACAGCATACGTCTTATTTGTTCTATCAGTACTTTTCTAGTCATTATTGACCTTCATTTTTAATTGTTTGAGCAGCTCTAACTAAATCTACATCTTTTAAATTAATACCTATTAAACCAACTGCTATATAAATAATCTCATTCATATCTGCATCTGACCATTCAGGATTTACAGAGCCAGTAGAAGGTATAAGTGTTTTACCTGTAGGAACTGTAGCGCCTTGAGGTAAATGGACTAAGTCATCATAATAAGCCCATACCATTTTATTTGGAGTTCTTATGTATCCTAATATTACGCTATTATTTACTAATGGAAATAGTTTTAATGTACTTCCAACTTCCATATACACTGGGTCTGCGGCTGTTGGTGCATCTATTGGATTAATTAAATGAGTAGCTAAATTATCATCAAATACTTTTTTAACAGGCCTATTTGCAGTTGTTCTTACTGAAGTTATAGCCCATGCTGTAGCAGGCTTTGTAACTATTCCTAAAGTAGCACTTAAATTCACCTCTGTATAAAACTTAGAAAGCCTATCAGATACTGAAGAATTTACCATTAATCCAGCTGGGCTATTTCTGTTATTACTATTAATATTACCAGTGCCATCTACGATAGATTCAATATATTGGTATTGAGCCATATTGATTATCATATTGAAATCATCTGGTGCGATATATGTACCTTGGTATTTGTCTACCAAGTACGATACTATTTTGTATGATTCATCTATAGTCATAATGCAAATATAAACAAAAAAAGCCCCACCGAGAACGGCAGGGCGTAACCAATGAAACCATATAACACAAAGCGACTTAATTATTGATTATATGCTTAATCTGAGAGTAAAATTCTTTTCCTTTCTCAGTCAAGCAAAATTCAGCCAAAAACTGTAACGGCTCTTTACCGTCAGGTATTTGTGCAATATATGATTTACTATCTCCCCAGATAGCTTGCCCTTTTACAGAGCTGGTATCAACAAGTCCACTAGCCATAGCCTTTTGTACTACGTACTGAATCTTAACCAATGGGTTATTGTATGTCTTAATGAACATGTCAGGATTTTTATCGGCAACATTTAGATAGTCAAATCTAATAGCCTTTTCTCCTCTTTCTACGCTTTGAGCATTTACGAATTTAACTCCTAAGTACTTGGCATGAGGAATCATCATATCTAAAGGAGCATCCATTGCTATTCTCATAGCATCCATACGAATCTCTGCTTTTTCCATATTCTTTGATTCTTCAGCTTGGAAGTCTAGCATTTTATACAAAGGCTTGCTTCCTGCCATTCTGTTCTTTACATCAACATTCATGTTGCTCTTTTTCAAGAACTCCAATAATGAAGGCTTGTTTGATGGAACTCTTAAGTATCCATTTACAAATCTTACATCAGGTCTTTGACGTTGCTTTTGTTCAGACAGATGCTCTTGGTCTTCAACCCATATACTAGAAACTCCTTCCAAGTATCTAATATTTCTTTCTGTACCCGTTTCTTCATCATAAATGATGTCTTCATTCTTAATCAAATAATTCTCAGGATAAGGTAACTTACCTGGAGTAGTTACATAGAAAGTTTGAATTAATTGGAATACGTAAAAGTCTGGTTTCTTAGCTTGTTTTTTAGGTGCATCAACTACGATGTCAACGACCTCGCTAATTTGTGTTGCTGTTGGCTCTATATCAATGATATTGCCTTCAGCATCAATTGTTTGCTTTTTAATTGCTTTTGCCATAATGGTTATTTTGTGTTATGCAAATATAGGTAAAAAAGAAAACCCCACCATTACTGGCAGGGTTTCCTATATCTATCTTGTTAAAATTAGCTCTTAACGCTGATGTATTGGTTTGCACCAAACACTTGGATACCGCAGTATGCCATGTGGTGTACATTCAATTCCATCTTGTCAGAAGTTGGAACTTTAGCCAAAGCACCAGTTTCCCAAACTTTAACATCTTTTCCTGGCTCTACTTCGTTAGAAACAATACGTAAAGAAGGAATCTTGTCTCCGTTTGCTGCATCTCTTCCCTCTTTCATTGGGATTAAGATACCGCTGTTCTTGTAGTACTCAGTTGTTGGAGCAACACCGTATACAGCTTCAGCATTGAATGGTAAGTACTTCTTCAAGTGGAAAGTTGTACCGTCAATCTTCAATGAATCAAAACCGTATTTAACAGCTAATTCTTGAGAACCACCTGCATTAGCCCAAACAATAGCACCATTTTGGTACTTAGTGAATAAAGCGTCATCAACTACAGTTCTTAAGTAAGAATCCATCAAGAAGTGATACTCTTGAGCACCACCATTGAAGTCAGCTAAACGAGCTAAAGCATGGAAGTCATCAATTGTGAAACCGCTAGAAGAAGCGTTCCACTGATAAGTTTGACCACCAGCCTCAATTTGAGGAACTAAACCTGTAGCACCAACTGTTCCAGTGATGTTATCTGTAGGCTTACCAAACATTAACTTGAATTCTTTGTTGTTCATGAAACGACGAACAGCTTCATCTAAACCTTTGTAGGTATAGTAAGCTTGGCCATCTACATTGAAATACAATTCTTCAATCTTAGCACGGTCAGTGATAGAGAAATCTTCACGGATTTCAGTTGTGTAGAAAGTTTTCTTTTCAGTCAAACCTGTTAAAGTGTTGAATTTGCTAGATGCTTCACCAGCTTCTGTGATACCACGGAATAACAAGTGAGCAGTAGAATCAGCACCTAAGTCTGTGTTTGCATCAATTGCAGCGCTTAAAGGCTTGATTGTGCAAGCAGTAGCAGAAGCTACAGCAGTGATTTTGTACTGAACGCCAGTTGCAGCATTCTCAACAACTTCACCAACACGTAATGGAGACCTTCCGTTATCAACGAATGAATTAGAGATTACTACATCAATAGCAGCACCAGCAGCAACATTTGTTAATGTACCACCGTTTAATTGTACTGCAGAATGTAATTTACCCTTAGATTCAAAGTGGAAGAATTCTCTTGAAGGAACTGTAGCTTTCATTCCTAACGCCTCAAGTAATTGAGTGTAGTTTTGAGAGCCATACTTCTCAATAAACTTATCGTAGTATTGAGGTTTTAAAATAGACAAATCAGACACGAATTGACGTGTAACTTGTCCGCTGGTAGGTTGTACGCTACCTGGTTGTAATGGAGCTGGCATAATTAAATGTTTTTATCCTTTTATTAAAATTGTTATAAACTAAACATTTTGCTTACCATAGTATCGTAATCATTTGTATCAGACACAGCAGCAGTCCTAGGAGTGTTACTGTAGTCAATATTTTTCATACCCTTCAACAAATCAGACTTCGCTTTGCTTACCGCTTGGGTAACCATAGAGTTGACTATTTTGTCTCTGTTTTGTAAGAAGTAGATATCTTCTGCAATTTGCTTGGCATCGTACTTACCATCCTTGTAGTAACGAGGGCCATAAAAAGATTCTAAATCAAAGTCCTTCAAATCATTTTGAAGTTTTGCCTTTTCCTCTTGTGACAGAGAATAATTGCCGTCAAACTGAACTTCCTCGTCCTTGTAATTGACTTTAAAACCTTCAAAACTTTTCAAGCCTTCGTCAATGCTTTTTTCAAACATTTCTCTAGCTTGCTGATAGACCTTTGACTGTTCTTCTTCCTGAGCTTTCAAATACTGACTCACAATTTCATCCGTGTTAACAGATTGTTGTGACTCTTGAAATTGACTCAAGATATCTGGAAAACTAATGTCCTGTTTTAATGTTTGCAAGTAATCTTTCGCTTCACGCACATCCTTCTTCAATTCTCTTGCAAGCGCTTTTTCCTGCTTCTCAATTTGACGCTTTTTACTAGCAATCTCATCTTCTGACATCAAAGACTCATCAAAGTTCTTATCAATGCCATATTTAGCTTGGAACTCTTCCTCAATTTCTTCTGGGCTTAACTCTGGGTAATCGTAAGCTATCTTAAGCTTAATTACGTCAGACTCTGGCATAGAATCTAATTCAGAAAGAACTTTTTGTTCATATAAGATATCCGCAACTTCACTAATGTTTCCGCTAGTCAGATTCTCATATATATCTTTGGCTACTTCATTCTCCCACTCAAAAATCACTTTTTGCGTAGTTTCTGTTTTACCTTCTTCACTATTGCTTTCAGTATTTGTAGGCTCTTGTGAAGTTTGAGCTGGCTCTGAAGTTCCTTCTGTAGCTGTAGCACCTTCTTCAGTATTTACTTGAGAAGGGTCAGCTTGTGTTGGTTCTGTTTGAGTCGGCTCTGCTTGTGTTTGTTCTATTTGATTTGACTCGCTTTCCGTATTGGAATAGCTGTTTATATCAAACGGATTTGTTTCGTTTTCTGGCATATTGGTTTATTTTATGTTATGCAAATATATAAATTATTCAGCTTGGTTCATTTCTTCTTGCTCTTGTACCATTTGTTGCTGCTGTTGTGCAATCTGCATTTCCATCTCTGCTTGCTGTTTCTTTGCAAAGAATGCATCAACAACCTCTTTCATTTCTACACTAAGAGGTCTTCCTAATTCATATGATTTAAGTAATGCTAGTTGTACAAACTCTTGCTCTGAAAGGTCTTGCTTCATTTTCATCTCTGTTGTAACAATATTCAGTTTACCTTGAGACTCTAATTGTTGAAGCTGTGCATCAGCTTGAGCTTTTACTTGTATTGATTGTTGTTGAACTTGCGCATTCATTTCTGAGTTTCTTTGCGCCTTCTCCATTTCTACCTTTTCCTTATTCTTTTTAGCCTTTGCCATGTACATTTCAGCAAGCTTAGTATTTTTAATACTTCTTATTCTAAATGCATCTTCAAATTCAAGTACTCCAGCAGACAATGAAGTTTGAATCATAGCCTCTAAGAATTGTCTTTCTCTCTCGTCTGGCATTACTTCAATCTTAACATCAAATTGTCTTCCTTTAACAGCTTCTGGACTTAAGTATTCTTCGTACTGCTTTCCTCCGTATAATACAGAATCATAAAGTAATAATGAAATCTTAAATGCTGTTTGTTGATACAAGTTTAAGTATGCATCGTATATAAAGTCAGTAGCATTATTAGATGCTTGAATTTGAGCCTGTTGCACACCTAGACCTAATTTTGGATTAACTCCAGAACCTTCTCTATACTCATTAACGCCAATCTCATCACGTAGTCTATCTAAATAGTGGTTATAAACCATTATTAATTGTTGAATCTGACTTACGCTTCCAGAATTAGGCGCTTCTTGAATAGGAAGTCCATTCATTTGGTCTCCGTCTTCTGTCCTACGTCTATAGTAGATATTACCAGTTTGGTCATATACAGCTTGAAGCTCAAGTGGACTTAAGGCTTTAGCTTGTCCAATATTAATATCTGATAATGAGTCAATATCTATAATTAAACCCGATGGTCTAAGCTTAGCAATTAACTGTTGAATCTTCAAGTGAGCTAAAGTCATCTGGCGAATAGAAGTTTCCATTCTTTCAGGAATAGCCATATTCTCCAAATCTAAGTTCTCGTGCATGTAAACACTATAGCTAAAATATACATCAGCAATCTCTTTTGCAACAGATGGCTTAATCATATTTTTAGCAATACCCCACTCAAGCATAATGTCACTATTCAATACATATACGCCTCTATATATTACGTACATGTCTTTTGCTATAGATTCTTTATTGTCAGCTTGACCATTTGGAGTTTTTGTTTTTCTATCTACAGCTACAAGATTGCCATATTTATTTGTCTTAGCTTGATAAACAACGTTATCTATAGTCTTAACCTCATAATCAAGTACATCAACAGACCAATCATCATATGGTCTATCTATAGTACTTCTAAACATCTCATTCCATTTAACAGCCTGAGTATATTGCTTAGATTTCATTGCGATTTGCCATATTTTTTCTTCTGGCATATCTGGGTAGTTGTTTCTAATGTCCACTATCTTCATAGATAGTATCTCCCCTATAAATGAAACATCTCTAAAGTCATCATATTGAGAAAACCCGTAGAATCCATTTTCTGGAACTACTCTTCTTACATTAATTTTTCCGTTAGGGCCTACTGAAACTTTAGTAGCTCCGTATCCAACTTCTGCTATATCTTCTAAAATCTTACGCTTGATAACAGGCCATCCATTTTCATGGAATACATAATCACAGCCTTTTTCAAATAAAATCTCTTCTGGTAATTGATATTCTAATCCAAAGTATAATTCTAATTCATCATAATCTGCTGGCGTATACTGGTTTTCTGGAATTAACTTAGTACCAGTCTGTTGCTCCATTTGCTTAACCTCTTCTCCAAAGTTCATTCTAAACTCAGCATCGTCTCTATCGTATTGTTTTCTTTCTACTGATACTGGGTCTATTGCAGATGCTTTTACCTTCTCATCCCTCTTCATAAATCCGCCTATAATAACCTGCATAAACTTAGGAGCTATAGCAGGGGCTTTCATATCAAGATTGACAAAAGCTTCTTTCCCGTCTACGTTTAACAAATCTAAAAACTCTTGCATAGGCTGTCTACCTCTTGCAAACTTTCTATTTTTATCAAACTTTTTATTACGAGTAGTGTAGTAACCACTATTGTATGCTTTTTGCAAGAATTTAGATATTTTCAATCCTTCTTGCATGTCTCTTTTTAGCTTAGAGTTTCCTAAATGGAAATTAAGCAATTCTCTTGATGTTTCTTTATTGTCGCTCATAATTATAGCAAAAGTACAAAAATAGATTACACGGTAATCTTATATGTTTTTAATGGTAAAGAATGAAGTTTTATGTCCTCCTTTTCGCTTTCCAAAGATACGCCAGAAAGTAGACTAATCATAAATGCCACACTTCGGTCAAATGGTGTACGATTTTCATGGTCATATGCTAGCAACTCCTCCAGCAAATCCGAAAAGTATATTTTTCTACAATGACTCTCTATATAAGATATACAGGTATCCAATTGCCTAGCCATAGCAAAGCTATCTCCAGAAGCTACCCCATATTTTTTAGGGCCACCTTGCCTTCTTTTGTGCCTGTCAACAGCAGCATCTGGCGTTCTTAATAGATAAGACTTGAATCCCTTATTCTGGAAATAGTCAACAAAGTCATCACCTACGTCATTCTCGTAACATGCCTTATATCCGTAAAACACGGATGCTTTTAGCATTTCGTCATGAAACAAACTCTTAAGTCTTGGCCTTCCTACGTACTCAGCTACTGGCATACCTGTATTTTCTGGGTCTTTCATATCTAGCTTCTCAAACACGTAGCATGTTCCCATTGAACCCTTACCGCTAATAACAGAGGACTTAAATGGGTCAATCCCGCTTGAGTATATGTGATTATTAGCTGGAGACTTTGAGCCGTTAATTTCAACAGACTTATTTTGCATGTCTTTTGCAGGAAACTTATGTATCAGCCAAGAACCTTCTTTGTCATCAACCCAGTCTACAGTCCTATTGTCTTTCCAAAAAAACCTTACCCTTCTCATTGGCGCTTTTTCTTCTTTAAGGAAGTCTAGCTGGTTATATATGTTTTCTGCATTAAAATAGCATTTTTTAGAATCAATCATAAAAGCCTCGTTTTCATCAAACGGGTTCATACGAATCTCCTCCGATAACTGCTGTTTATCTGTTATTAGTTTTCTTTGTGATAGCAAATATTCTTTGCTGCCCATTTCAATCTTAATTCCAAACTTCTCGTATATAAACTTCTTTTGCTTTTCAGTAGGTGCATCTATAATAGATTTACCATACTCATCTATAAATCCTTCGTATCCATCATATGCTGGACAGAAATATCTATAAAGACCAGAAGCGGTCATAGCATTTTCAAATTGGTTAGACGAATCGTATAAGCTTTTATAAGGCTCACCTCCAGACTTAGCGTCATTGGCAGTAGATGGTATAAGGCAGAATCCAACCTTTATAGCACCACGACCCATTGTCTTTTTAACGATAGGCCAGTATTGGTTAACAGATACATCTTTAGGCCACTTACCAGCCTCATCCATTAGTAGCGCAGTAACACGCCCAGAATCATACGAGTTAAGGGCAGTGTTTTTGAAATTAATCTTTGACTCAAGGCCAATGTCATCATCAAATATCTTTCCCTTCTCCCTGCTCTTAGCCTTCTTTTTATCCTTCTTTTTCTTAAATACAAGTTCTGTTTTAGTCTCTTCATCTTCTGCTCTCGGTTTTAGGAATATCGGTAAATTACGATACCCGTTCATTACCATGTATACGAATGCATCACTAGCATCCTTTCCCGTCTTTGATATAATACCACAGAATGACTTACGTTTAGTTATAGCCTTCCATACCAGGTATGCAGTAGCTTGCGATGTAGCACCCTCACGACGCTTCTTAATCCTTACTATACCAAAACAGTATGGCAGTGATTCTGCATGCTCTTGGAAATAGAAATACTTTCTATCTACATCTCTATAGTCTGGGTTTGAGCCATCCTCTAGTGTCCAGTAGTTTAAATAAAAATAATGCAACCCTGTAATATAGGTTGCCTCTCCATCGTTATAAAACCAGTATCCGTTGTATATGCGACCCATTTCCTGAATAACAAAGTCACGTTGCTGGTCGTTGTATATAGGTGTGCCCTCTTCATCAAATTCTAGTTCATCAAAATAGTCTGGTATATCAATTTTGTAAAATTTTTGGTCATCCTTATCTAAGTCAAAGTTTTCTATTAGAGAACTTTCTGGTATTTCTGGAAACTTATATTTAATTCCGTATACTTCTATTGATTTAGCCATTACTCAAATTGTTTTTTAGTAAACTTGTCAATTTTTTCAAACATATTTAACCCAGTCCCAGTTAGTGCAAATATCTTTATACTAGCATCTCTATTCTCAAGAGCTACTATATATCCCTTCTTTGCCATCCTATTGTTTATAGCATAAAAGTTATATTGCATATCTGCGCAATCCCTTTTAAAGTCTCTCATAGAATAAAAGTTATATGTCCCAGCCCAAAGCAAAAAGGAGCATTCTACTAAAGATAGCTTAGTTATACTAGAAACTGTATTCATCTTAGCTAAGAATGTATACATATCTATAATTCTGCCATCCCTTTCTTTTACCTTGGCAAGCGCTTTTTCGTATGCACTGTTTCTAGCTTGTACAACTTTTGTCCTAATATGCCTTTGTAGATTATTTATATGCTTGTCCTTACCGTATACCTTTTGCTTCTCTTTAAACAGCTTATAACTAAGTTTGTCGTACTTCTCGTTCTTGTTTTTAATTACACGACTTTTAGTGTCTTTAGAGCTTTCGTGCAGTCTTTTTAATCTAAGAACTTCCTCTTTAGTAGACTTGTACGCTTCGTATAATTCCTTCCAAGTGCTGTTCTTTGTTATGTATTTCATTTAACAAGTTGTTCTATTAAAGGCTTGCTTCTTGATTTATCTTTTTCCTCGTCTCCAGTAAGCGCGTTGTCAATTTTAAGCTTTTTCATAACGTCGTTTATGTCACCTACGCTATTAAAAAACTTCATAACCCTTTCCATAGTCCCGTCATTCTTATCTGACAGCTCTAATACAGATAGGTCTGTGTTGTTTAGCATGCTGGTTATTTCGTTAAGCTTTCTATTTAAAGCATAATAAGCTCCTACAATACCATCTTGTTCGTACAGTTTTAGTTTTTCTTTATCGGTCATACAGTTTCTTTTGCTAAACAATCGGAATACCTAAGTCTTATTGCAGTTTCAACAACCCCGTTTACGTTATGGGTCATCTCGTAGTCTGAATGGATGTATGTTATAGCAATATCACCTACTTCAAAGTCAGTTATTGAGTCAGACTTTGCTAAAATCTTTAATTTGTTGGGTATTTTTACTTTTTCTGCCTCAAATACGCTAGATTGCTCTACATATATCCTTTCTGCGAGCATAAATCCGTCTATTGGAATTAATTTTCCTTCAATTACGCCAAAGTATACGAATATCCCTTCAACAGAAAAGAGTTTGTAACCGTGTGGGATACGTTTGTCTGTAAGTTCAGATTCCTCACGCATGCTATTGTGGTGTGCCAGTACATGTGTTCCTGCTTTTAAGTTTTTGTAATCGGTTAATAAGACTCCTTGGGTGAAATTAGTGACACGGCTATCCCATGAATACTCATTAGCCATGTAAAGTTGACCTTTAGTTCCGTCTTCTTTTGTAAATGAGTGTGTTTCTTTTTCATCAACGTCAACTAGTACTATGACGCGATTGCCAACAGGCCGAATTTTGTTGTACAGTTCTTTCATTTGCTTTGGTTATTCGCAAATATACGCAGATATTCGTATTTGTATCCTATTTAAATCGTTCTCCTTTGCCAGATGTTCTACCAGAGCGGTATACTTGAGAACTTTTAGACCATAGATGATGATAAGCCCACCATCCTGGAGTCAACTTAGATGCGTTTGCAGATTTTGCATGACGGCTTCTATAGTTTTTTCTTGCTTCAGCAGAATAATTAGAGGAGTAGCCTTTAGCCCCAAATCTTACGATACGAACTTTATCGCCTTCTTTAGCAAGTACAACCTTTTTATGCGTTCCATCGGTAGCATTTTTAGGTTTATTGTACCCAGCAAATTTTTCTCCTCTATATTCTACCATTTCCCTGTCTTTAATTTTTTAAAGTCTTTAGCAGACACAGTTGATTTACTTTTAGGCTTAGATGTTCCAGCCTTTTTCTTAGCGTTGATGTTATTCACTAAGCTGTTCTTTACTCCTAGTTTATTTACTTTCATATTATCTTCCTTGGCCGCGGTAAGTTTTTGGCTTACCTACGTGTTTATTATAAGTTTTTTTAGCAGCACCTGTCTTGCGCTTACCAAAAGAAATTTTTACGCTACCTCCAGCTGATTTAAGCTTTGCCATTTTATTTATTTGTATTAACAAATGGGTTGTTTATAAATAGAGCACTTGCTCCTCTTTCTTTTGAACCTTGTCCTGTTTTAGTAGAACGTATAAAACCTCTGTTCTTAAACATTTGTTTTTTTAATGCCTCATCATAAGAAGCCTTATCTTTAAAATAGTAAGTATCCTGACCACCTTCTTTATTGTCATCTCTCCATGTAAAACTATATTCAGTCTTTTTGTCTTCTTGTTTTGGAGGAACTTCTTGCTTAGGTTTTTCTTTTGGCTTTGGCTCTTCTTTAGGTGTAGTGTTTTCTACTGCATTCATTATCTCAAATGTTCTAGCACCTAATATACCATCTGCAAGCGTACCTGCTTTTGGCATACCATACTTATTCATCATATTTTGAATAACCTTTTTACCCTCTGGAGTTGATTCCAAATATGCTATTTGAGCTTTCTGAAAATCTTTATTTGACGTAGTAGGGAAATTATATTTACTTGCATAATCAAGCAATGTTTCTTCTGTAAGTCCAGATTCAGTAAAGGCGTTACTTCTACCTGTAGGAGTTTTTTCTACACCACCTCCATAAACAGAAAGTCCTGTTCCTTTTACTTTTTTAGATTTAGGAGTTGGCTCTTGTCTAGCCATTTTATCAACAACGATTTGATGTATTCTAGCTAAATCCATATTAGTACATGTTTTTTAACTTACTCTTAGACTTATCAAGAGCAGATTTTATTTTAGCTCTATCAATAGCATTGATTAGACGAGGTCTTCTTGGGTCGTTGATTGTCATCTCTTTCTCAACGTACATTTTACCTTTGCCTCTTTCAGCAGCTTCTGCTTCAGCTCTTGTCTCTTGTTTTATTCTAGGGCCATTCTTTTTAAAGTCTTCTTGAAATTCTTTATTCATAGCATCGCTATTATCAGGTCTGCCCATTTCGCCTACTTTCTTTTTCTTTGGAGGTATTTGCATATTATTTTTTCTTTTTAGCTGTTTTAGTAGCTGGTTTTTTAGTTTCTATTTTCTTAAGTGTTTTGTTCTTAGTATCTTTTTTCTTTCTAGGCTTCTTAACTTCATCAAGTGCCTTGATTGTACTTTCTGCTATTCTCTCAACTTCCGCTTTTTCCTCGGCAGTTAAGTTACTCTGCTTTACATAGTCAGTAGGAACGTATTCCCATTTCTTTCCAAACAGATTTTTAAAGAATTCAATTATCTTTTTCATATGTACAAAAGTAGTTATTTCTTAGAATAGTTTTCAACTATGTATTTTAATACCCCTTCTGGTAGTTTACGGTATGATTTCTTAAACCCAGTTGGTATCATTTCCATTAGCTTCTTGTCGTAGTATATCCCAGTAGGAAACCTTTTTATATATGGTATAACAGCGTAACTATACAAATAAGCATTAGCTTTCTGTACATAATCCTGTACGTTTATTGGTAAGCCCCACTTCTTTATCTTTTCAACAACCCTCATTTCGCAATCCTTCTCTAGCTCTACCATGTCATCAATGACTTTAGATAGCTGTGTCTTGTTCATGATAACAGAACCATCTAGCCAACCCCATAGTTTACCACATGCTATACTCCACTTGTCCCACCTATCGTCAGATTTCCACTGCTCCATATGACAGAACTCGTGAACCAGTATTTGCATCCAGTCTTCTACTGGCTTGCCGCATGCTACTACCAATACTTTTTCTTCCCCCTCAAAATACCCACTACATTCCTGTACAAAGTCGTCCGTTAAGACAACTTGTTTAGAAGGAGATAACATTAACTCTACTCCGTATGTTTTACACTGTCTTTTTACAGATGCCATGAATGGCTTAAACTCTTCTGGTATGTTGTATTTCATAGAGACCCAAAGTTAAGCTAGTATTGGATTTGAACAAATTCCCGCATCGTAAGGGTATCTATAATAGCCTTAACCTATTTCCGTTGAAGAATACATTAGGATTCACCCAGAACTCTATATTAGACCCTAGCTTTTGAGCTATTATCTTATTCTCAATTAGGTCTGTTATGCCAGCCTTTATAGTATTGGGGGAAGATATACCTGTGGAGACCTGTATGTCTGGAATATGGTATACTACCGTCTGACTGAGTGGGCGTATAGTACATGCACCATAAACCAGTAGCCTCAACCCAGTACCCGTCAAATTCATTAAATCTTTAAGGTTGTCATTAAACAGCTTTGTATAAGCCGAAGTGTCCGTTAGTGACATCTTGTTCTTAGGTATCTTCCTGACAGCGTATAGGTCATCCCCATCCTTCATTTGCCATACCTCCTCATCGTGTTTTGTAATATAGTGACGCTCCTCTAGTCCTAGAATCTTAAATGGACTCTGTATGTACGATTCGTACTTTTTCATATATTTGCTTTGCGGTTGTTAAGTACCCCAAATATACGTCATCTTGAAACTAAAAAATCAATTTGACGTATTTTTTTTACAAAAAATTGAAAAACACGTATTGATTCTCAGTTAGTTACAAGGTTTCCTTCTTATATATATTATACAGATGTATTCCATACTCTGTATCCTGTTTTACAAACAGGTTTATACGTAGATATGGCACTCTATAAAGTAAAGCTGTTACTTTACCGTATCGGCTGTTTAGTCAAGCGTTAACTTGACGTGCGGCTACCCGTCAGAAAGTATGAGGTATGTGACCATGCAAATAGTGAGGTATGTAACCATGCAAGGGAACTATATATGCATAGTGGGTATAACGCCTAGGTGAAATTCAATTTCCTAGCCCGTGTACCCCATAGAAATGATTGAAAATCAGCAAGTTATATCGTAAAAACTAACTAGATAGAAGTGATAACGCATAGCTATTATACGTATAGATAGGATGCTATAATATAAATAGTTGTCTATGCAACTAACTTAGATTCCCTCCTCATATCAATGTTCAAACATCTAATTCATTCACCTATCACGCGCGCACATACGCGCTATATACTAACTAGGATTTTGTACCTAAATTCTCCTAGGGAACTCAGATTTTATGGGTCTAAATGTTAAAATTCCTTTAACACATTTCCTGCCATTTTAAGGCGATTCTAGCCTATCAAATCGTTTTTGAGGCAATCACCTTAGCCACCCTGAGAAAGTGGAAATTTGGGGAAATTAACAGGTCTTTAACATATACACTTTAACTTTTTCTTAACGTATGTTTTCGTATCATACGCGCATACGCGCACCCTATATCCTTATAGGGAGGCCATAAAAAAGCTTTAACAAAGTTTTAACTACCCCATCCATTGCGGTATCAAAATATCTTTGCAGTTTTACAATGTCAACGGGGGACACCCCAACGACGCAGTTCTTTTCAAGGTGGGTCACTCTAGGTAATCATTCCTAGGTAAGCACGACCCGATATCGCGAAAGGTTAGACAATCTGACTAAGTAGCACGAAAGGATATCCGCTAGGCCAACAAGCACACCACAACAACAAACACCATCACCGCGCTGAGGGTATAAAAAGAGAGCGGGTAAGTAGCTACCACGGACATAGGTAGCGATGACCTTACAGCAACGGAATCTGATTCTAGATTAATAGAATAGACGAGCTGAGATTGTCTCAGTTGCAGTCGGTTTACTAGGACGATGGCCCAATGTACGCGGTTAAAAAAGCACCGCGCTGACGAGTCGCAGAACGACGAAACATTAACAAAAAAAACTATATGTATTATGGAAAGGAATTACAGCGTATCAATTAACACTACAAGCCATTTTGAACTAGAGTACAAGCAAAGAGCTGTAGCTTTTGAGTTCAAGACTTTTGATGAAGCCTATGAAAAGTACAAGGAATTAGTCGCAGATGAATCAGCGCACGTATCTACCTTGAACAGCGTGAGGTCTAGCGTGACAATCACCATGGCGCACGAGGACAGAATCCAATACAGAGTAAACATATACAACTAAAATTTAATACCATGGAACAATTACTAAGCAACAAGTATGAGCAACTATGCGACACGCTGTCAATAGTTGAGGAATTCGTAGGCAGTCTTGCAAGCGAACGCACCCAAATGGATATAGCTGTTAAACTATGTCCATACGTAGACAATTTAAAAAAGCTAGTGAGAGACAATCCTAGTATTGTACGTGAGACCATTGCGCACGACTACATAGGGTTAAGAGACGAAGACGAGGATTTTTTACCAAGACTAGCATAAAGGTTAACTGACGAGCTGTTTATCAGCGAAATGCCCGCCCCCACGGGTATCTTAACCAAAAAAAATAAATGTTATGAGAAATCAAACAGCAACAAAAGTATTAGACCAAGAGTCTAGATTCAGCGCAAAAACTACTGATTCAGCAGAGCGCAAAATTGACACAATCTTAGAGAACAGCAGACAAGACAACGTCTTTGTTGAATCCTCAATTGTGAGTTTATCTGAAATCACAGGTATGGCCACACGTAAAGGATTAGAGCAGGCTGTTATCTGCGAGAACGAAATCGTTAACGTGGTATCATCTAGCTATGGTCACTTGGATAATCGTAAATTCTACTACGAGGCAGAGTCTAAGTTGATTGACGCTGACATCTACTACAAACAGCGCTCAGTGAACAAAGATAACCGCTCATTCGCTGTAGACTATGTCCTAGCTGACGATAGATACAAGATTGAGATTAAAGGTGAACAAGACATCTTACGTCCTATGTTACGATTCGTTAATAGCTACGATGGTAGCTGTAAGACTAGCGGTTCAATCGGATTTTGGCGCAAGGTATGTGACAATGGTTTACATGTAGCTAATTTCAACATCGGGTTTAGTGTTAAGCACCGCGGTAATATTGCTGAGGTAGTTATGCCTAAGCTAGACGAAATTGTAGGTCAGTTCATGGACAACGAATTCTTTACACTTAAGCGTAAGTTTGAGGTGCTTGCAGAGCGTCCCGTTACTAATGTAGAAGACTACGTAAAAGCTACAGCTAAGACCCTAGGGTTATTCAAATACGAGGCATCAGATAAGAATCCCGAGCCTAGTGCAAACGCACGTTTTGTTTTTGACGTAATCAACCGCGAGTCTAAGCTATTGAATACACGTCCTAACCAATGGATTGTATACAACGCATTCAACGAGCTGTTACACGGCAAGTTAAAGAAGACGTTTGACCAACAAAAGAATCTTGACGAGCAATTGTTTGAGACAATCTATGCGGGTTAAGATATCACCACGGGAGGGGCGCAATGCTCCTCCTTTTTTATATTATCTAAAATAATAATCTTATGCTAGTAGAAATCAAAGAGAAGTCCGTATATGGTGGCACGCTACTATATCCAAATAATCAGACGGCTGTATACCTTACTGAGTTGATGAATAAAAAAACTTTCAATATCAGAGACCTAGATATACTAACCGACCTAGGGTATACTATTAACATTATTAAATTATAAAAACTATCATCATGAAAAATCTATTCGCTGTTATTACCTTTTGTTTCTTGACAGCCTGCTTCAGCATCCTTTGGCTAGCTGTATTGATGCAACTAGAACAGCACAATCAATTCGCAAGTTACTTTGCAGTAGCATTTGTAGGTGGCTGTTTATCTTTTTTAGGGTATCTGAAATTAGAAAATCGTAAAACAAAATAATCATGACAAAGCAATTTAAGATTGGCGAATATGCCATCGGAGGTATTATTAAAGTATCTAAAGCTAAAGGTCACGTGACCATACAAGCGCTAGATTGGGACACTAAAGAGGTATTAATTAACCGCAGATTTTTTGATTGGGGCGAGGAGGCTATGTCCAATTGTTTAAACGACTTGACTAGCTGTTACCACGCAGATAAAATATTAGATTACATTAAAAATAATTAAAATGGAAAAAATTATCATGAAGAACGTATTCTACGATACACCACAAGACAAAGTAGAAGAGCCTAAAAGACCCGTATTCGCTACTATTGAACACGAAGACGAGGCTATTATATTATCTAATCTATTAGACGATGTATACGTACACGACTACAGCTATGTAATGTCTGACGATGCCAAGGTTTACGAGCGAGGCAGAAGGCATGAGGATAGAATCAAGAAGGGTATTGATATCTTATTGTTTCACCTTAAGAATGACCCTACAACGCTATTAAAACAGCTGTTAGAATGTAGGTCAGAGCAATTCATTGACGGCCTAACACATAGGACAATCAAGTCTTGGTTCCCTTTATACATGTAAACTATTAAATTAAATAAAATGACACAAGATTTATTTGAAACACCCGAATTGCTACCAACAGCAGTTCAAATTATTTTAAAGCAATTCAGTGAGCTAGAAAATAGCTACGACAATTGCATTGCATTGGTGGATGAATTAAATATGATTGGATGGGGATGCGATTATGGTTTAGATGGCATACCATACGATTTACAAAAATTATAAACTTATTAAACTATTAACACAATGAACTATTCATTTTATCTATTCGTACAATTACGAACACTAATCCTAGGCCAAGGTATTGAGTATGATATCCAATTCGGTATTGACCAAGACTTATTTGCTATGTATGAGAAGTCTGCCTACAATGTAGGTGAATTACCCGAGTACGAATGTATGGTCAGTTTCCTGCAAGCTTACAAAAATAATGAGATAGCTATTATTATGGACAGCTTTAACAATTACTTAGCTAAGCATGATTGGGTAGTATTACTTGATGAAAGTGGTATCAGTCATGACTTTATCAAGCCAAGGAGAGGAGACATATTACAATTCATTAGAGTTAACGACAACGACTCTACCATTGGAGAATTCTTACACCTTCCCAGCAATCAACCGCTAAACATATTTGCAGACCGCACACTTAAATTAAATAAATAATTATGAAACAACAAATAACAGCAAAATGGTTACTAACCGAATTGCAAAACATGGAGGCACTAGGTGATGACCTATCTAAAATTAAATTAAGCTACCGATACGACCCTGACTCAGATGTAGAGCCAATAACCTATGTAAGCGAGGGTCTCTTTGATGCTGAAACTAATAATATTCTAGAAGAACTAATATTCTTGACTGACGCGTCAGAGTATGAAGATTAAATTATCTAAAATAATAACTATGGCAAACAATCAAGATAGGTGGTATTACAATCACTATTGGATATATCTAGTAGGAGACAAGTACTACCCAAGCATAGACGGCTCAGAGTGGACAACCCTAGAGGGTGCAAAGGCTCACATAGATTATCTAGCTAAATAAAACTATCATCATGGCGCAAAATAAAAAATATAAACTTACAGCACAAGGACACAAACACATGCCATTTTTAATAGCAGAAACTATTATTGAGCTGTCTTGGACTCCAAATTTGCTGTATTGGGAAGAAATTTAACAAAACTTTATGAGTCCTTTAACAAAATTTTTAGAAATCGGGTCGGAACTTTGCTGTATCAAATAATTAAAAACTATTTATTATGAAAAAGAAAATTTTATCGCATCCTGCTGTTGAAGAGTTTTATGAAGACTCTGACGGCTATTGGGTTAACCTCAAAGACAACTATAGATGGTATGGCTGTGTTGCTATACATCAAGCTACATTGTCTAGAATATTAAACTCATTAAAGTACGAGTTAGAAAATATTTAGGTTAACGTGGGATGCGACACGTACAACGCATACTTTTTAAATTATCTAAACTAATATTTATGAACAGCTTTATTGTAGACTATGACAAACAAACGCTCCAATTAAATTACAATGGAGAGCAGTTTGACTTTGATTTAAAAAAAGGAGACAAGCGCGACTTTTGGCATGGATTCAGAACGAGTGACCCATACGAAATGGATGTCAATCTAGTTATAGACGAATACGACGACAAGCCATACGTAAACGTATTCTTATGCAGACTAGACATGAAAGATGGCTACTACTATGTAGACTCTGACACATGCGAGCTAATTGAAGAACATACAACTAAAGGGAATATATTAAATTATCTAAACTAATAATATGGCAAAAGAAATGAGGGTCTATATTATAGACACATCTAGAATGAGCGATGAGGATTTATTCCGCAAGCCCGTATACACATCTGACAATGAATCGTTTATGGATATGGCAGAGACCTTTGGCGATGTCTATTCCTTAAAAGGCTTTGAGGATGCTGTATCACTACGCTCCATGGATTTAAGCAACTGCTATTTAAGATTTATTAAAATATAAAAAAACAAATCATGTTATCAAACGAATCAAAAAAACAATTAGAAGAAATGTGCGACGATGTTGCACCATACTACATCCTAGATGTAATCAAAGATGCATACAGCTGTACTAGAAAGCGCGACTTAATAGACGAGATGATTGAATACCTGCAGGACGAGGGGTATATTACTATTAAGCCATCTAGCATATTAGAACAGCAGAAGGTAGAAGACTTCGTGGTAGAGCTAAAACCATACCACAATGACCGCCAATATTTATTCATTTAAATTTGCTAAACTGCAAGTAATTAATTAATTTTACACAAAATCATAACACCATGACACAAGACCAATGGAATTCACTACTAGTTGAGCGCGCATCAGAGATGGCGCATCATAGAACTGCAATTGATTTTATCTTAAATGCACCATTTGAAAAAGAGTTTAATGAAAATGACCTATGGGTATCTGACGGAGGTGACGACGATGATTCACTTGTATACACGGACGAGGCTCAAGACGTATTCAATTTTTACTACGACGAGTACTACGACCAATTGATTAACACATATGAAATATCTATATCATGAGCGATTTAAAGTACCTACAATACGCGCAACTAATTATATTCACGGGGTTTCTTATTAGTGCTGTAGCATTGATTATTAATCTTATCAAAGAACATCTTAACAAAAACAAATGATTGAATATATTATTCTAGCTGTTATCATATACTTGCTAGGTGTTATATTCTCAACTAAAAAACAAACCAATGACATACCTAGTATACGCACTAACAACACAAGACGAAGAAAAAATTGAGAGTACTGACTCATTCACCAATTACCAAGACGCATTAGCTTACTACCAAAACACATTCAGAAACCAAGCAGACCAAATCATAGACTATGGCGGTACGCATGTAATCATGCTGTATGCAAAGGATAGTGACAAAGGTGTAAGAGTATTTAAGAGACACACTATTGAGACAACATTTAATACATCAGACAATGACTAACGCACAAAAATTAAAAACAGCGATTGATTCGGCATCTGCTATTGATACAATAGAAAATATTTCTGGAGTTGCAATGATACACTTAAGGACTATACCCGAATCCTACGACTACCTTGGAGATAGTATTATAGGAGACTATAGGGTATCAGTATACGACATGAAAACAATTGGAAGGTCTTATGTACTAGATGTACACGGGGTCGGAATGTTTCAAATACTTTAACATGAAAAATATAAGAGAACATCTATCAGAAATTAATCCCGATGCTATAATGTGGGATGGACTAGACGAGGCTATAGTAGGCATCACTGAATGCGGCAAGGCTGTGTATGACATATACAAAATGGAGCTGATATTCGCACGCACAATGTCATTTGAAGAGGCATCTGAATGGGTGTCATTCAATATACTAGACGCATATGTAGGAGAGTTCACCCCTATACACTTGTGGGTTTATCCAAAATATAAAAACAATCAAAAAGTATGCATGAAGAAAAAGAAAAAGTAGTAATAAGTCCTTATGTGTTTGTAGGCATACGTGGAGCGGATATCCCTTTGAAGTTTAAAAAGGCCATCCAAGAACAAAAAACTATATACACGCAGAAGATGGTAATAGAATCAATTGAACATGTGACAGGCATACCTTTTAAGCAGATACAAAGCAAGTATAGATTTAGACCGCTAACTCAAGCTAGAAATATGTACTGCTACTATTCATATCAATATCTTAAGTGGACACTACTTGAAATTGGTAAGAGTATAGGAGGCAGAGACCATACTACGGTTTTACATAATATTAATGTATACCATGACTTATGTTTTTCAGATGCTGAATATGAAAAGAAATCTATAGCTATTAAAAATCTAATAGAATGGAAGAGCCAAAATTCTATTTAGATAATGGCATGGTTGTGTTTACGGAAAAGTTCCTTTTAGATAGGGGATTCTGCTGTAACAACGGATGCCGTCATTGCCCGTATAAAAAATTAAATAAAAATGAACATACTAAAACAAATATTTCAGACTCCAAGAGCGGAGAAACCAAGCACGAGCTACGACAAGGCTGTCCTCACAGCAGAATTGAGGACGAAGATGATTGATGAATTATTTACTATACAGCGTGACATCCTAGATAAGAAAGGATATGACTACGCGGGAGAGGACGTGCTATCTAATTTCAGATTAGCTGGCATGATTGTCAACCAAGGCTCACTCAATCCCGATGCTGTTAATTGTCTTAACCTAATTGGCACTAAGGTCGCAAGGCTAGGTCAGTTACTATCATCAAACAAATCTGCGCAGAATGAATCTATTCAAGACTCTGTTGTTGACTTATGTAACTACAGCGCATTACTTTATCTAATCCTAAAAATGGAGAAATAAATGATAAAAATAATTATAACAATAGCGATATGGGAATTAACTAAATTCATATTCTATAAACTTATAAACGAATAACATATGAAAGACATGCAACTATACAAATACATATGTATAAAATATCCTCACATAAACTATATAGAAGGAGAGAATTTGAGCCTAGATGGTATTTATGCTAAAGAGGTAGCTAAAAGATGGGCTGACAAAGAAAACTACCCATGTATAATAGACATAGCATATAGTCTTGACTTATCTGAAAGGCAAGTATATAGAATATCTAAACAATATAATATGGGTAAAAGACCTTTAAAAATAAAATAATATGTACATACCTAGACCAATTATAATAGTAGCTATACTAGTCACCTTAATCGTATTTTTACGATATATGCATGACTACTGCGTCGTAAATCTACGAGCAATCAAAGCTGAGGCTGTTGTAGATAGCTTAATAATGGAGAACCAATACAAGGATTTAATTATAAACCAAATAAAAGATACAAGCTATGGCGAAGAAATCAAAAAGCAAAGTAAATGGAATTAAAGTAGCTGAAGTATATGTAACAAACGTATACTCAAAAGGATTAGAACACAATTTTGACATCCTTCACAGCCACACAGATGGAAC